GAAATCGCTGTCGAGCTGCCCCTGCTCCCGCGCAATCTCATCCGCCTCCTGCCGCGTAACGAACCTCCCCGTGTTCGTCAGGAAGCCGTTCTCATAAGCGGCGTAATCGGCATCCGTCATAGCGTCAATCGAACCGCCGCTCCGCTCGACGGCATCATAAATGGCGTCCGGGTGGGTCTGCCCAATACTCACCTCGCTGCCCCGCCGGACGGCAGCGTGGATGATCCGTTCCGGCCCTTCCTCTGTTCCACTCGCCAGCGGCCCCGCCTCCGCCGCACTCCGTTCAAGCGCCTCGCGGAGCGGCAACCGCGCCAGATCTGCCGCCTCTACGAGGGGATCGCCGGCCCCTTCGCGAAGCGAGCGAAGCTGCTGCCCAACCGCAGCAATCTGCATCTCGAGCGCCTCCGCGGCCACATTATCGTCGATGGATTCTGCGACCATGAGCTGTTTTTGCAGCTCGAACCGCTGTCCTTGCAGCACCTCCATCGTGTGCGGGTCTGGCCCCGAAGGGGCCGCGCTCATCGGCACCGCGGGCGCTTCCGGAACCGGCTGCGCGGGCGGAAGCTGCTGGGGCCCCTCAACCGGCCCGACCGGAGCGGCAGGCGCGGGAGGCTCCGCGGGAGCAGCAGGAGCCCCCGGTTGCGTCGGAGCCCCCGCATCCGGCTGCACCTCCTCTCCCGGCTGGGCTGGCGCGGGCTTAGCCCGTCTCCCTGCCGCAATCGGCCCCACGATGCCTCCCGTCAGGAAGCCCACGAGGGCATTGTAGAGCACTTCCTTATCGAACGGACTGATGCTCTGGTTGGGGTCATATTCGACCCGAGCGCCCAGGTTCTGCACCCACTGCTGGAACCCCTCCTGAATGCCCTCAATCCCCGCCGACGTGCCCGCCTTCGCCAATATCCGCCTCGCCAGCGTGAACCCCTGCCCTATCGTCCCCAGCCGGGGAATGAGATTATCGGCCAGCTCGCTCGCGCCCGCTGCCGTCCCCCACTTCATCATCGCCTGCTGCTCATCCGGGCTCGCGCCCTTCTTAGCAGCCGTCTCTCCGGCCTCCCCGATGCCGCCCAGAACGCCCATTGTGAGCGCCGCAGGCACCCCCACCACCGGAATCAGCCCCATCCCGATATTCGTCCCAACCTGCCCAACACCTCGCAGAACATCGCGCGCGAGATCCGGTATCACTCCTTCCTGAATACCGATACTCTTGGCGGCGCCTTCCTCCAGCTCGACCCCCCGCTGATAGCTCTTAGTCGCCCGAATGTCCTTCGCACCCACCGCCCGAAATGCCTCAGGCGGGATGCTGTCCTCCGGACTCACGAGCCGCTGAAGCTCCTGCTCGGCTAAGTGGTCGCGCAGCTCTTGCTGGACGGGGGCAGCTTCGAGAAGGCCCATCCCCTTCAGCCCCTGGCTCCACGCCATCGTGCTGCCGTACGCAAGCTCCTTTCCACCAGCTACCACCTTCTCTCCGAGCGTATAGGTGGGCGGGGGCGCAGCCGTCCATCCCGGCGGCCCTTCGTCGCTCGCAGCCTCCTGCGGAATGGGAGCCCAGCCGGGCGGACCTTCGTCCTCCACCTTCGTCCATCCTGCTGGATATTGATCGCTCATTTAGGAACCGGGTCCCAAGAGTTCTCGTCCGACTTCGGACCCTTCGCCGGATTGTACTGCATTACGGTGCCGTCCGGCTTCGTCATCCGAGGCTGCTGTGCCGTCGGACCACCTCCGCCGCCTCCTGTGGGGGGCGGCTTCGCCCCCGTGCCCGCATCCGAGAGGCCCTCTCGAGCCATCCACTGCTCCCGCGAGAGCGGCTTCCGTCCCCACATGCTCTCGCCATCGACGTATTTCTGATAAAGCTCGATCCGCTTCGCGGGAGTCGCATCCGTCCACACCCGCTGCTTCGCCGCCAGCTCCTGGGCTCGCAGAGCGAGCCCCTGATCCCGCTGATCGGCAGCGCGGTCTCCCTGCCGCGCAGTCGTCTGCTGCGCTGCCTCCGCCGTGTTCGCCCTCTGCTGCTGAATGTTGAGGCCGGGAATGATGGCATTCTTCTGCTCCTGCCTGTGTTCCGACGTCGCCCGCTTCAGCTCAATATCCGCCTGCATCAGCTCCGTGGCGAGCCTCTTCGCCGTCTCCGGATCGGGCCTCGCCGCCAGCTTCGCCTTAATCTCCTCTACGCGAGCGTTCCGTTCGCGTATCTGCGCCTCCAGAGCATCCATCCGGTGCGCCGAAATCGCCTTCTGCGTCGCCGCCCTCTGTGCCGCCGCCTCCGCCGTCACCTGCGCCGACTGCGCCTTGTAGTAGTTAATCTCGTGCTTTTGCTCCGTATCGCTCTCCTTCCGCGACTGCTCGCGTTCGCGAAGTTCCGTCGTCTGCCACCGATCAACCGCCTCTCCGGCTCCGCCAATCGCCTGCCCGAAGTGTCCCGCCGCACTCTGCCCCTGCGCCACGGGCTGCATGAGGTTGATTCCGAACTGCATGATCGCCTGCCGGTTCCCCGGCTCCGCCATCCAATCCCTCCACTCTCCCGCCAGTCCCGAAATATCGGGCGCTTCCGCCTGCTGAATGTCGCCCTCGGCGACTGGTGCCGCATACGGATCGTCGCCGAGTGCCATTGTTACCTCCTAACGACTGACGAAAGCGAAGGCGCACCCCGCTGCCCACCGAGCGCGCGCTGAAGGAGCGCGGATATTGCGCTCTCCTGATTGATAGGCCGCAAGGCCGGAGGCCCGGCTGTCCCCGGCCTCGGCATCTGGACGACCGGGGCCGGAGGCGCCTTCACGCCCGAGAGCAGCTTCACCAGATCCGCTACCTGCTTCTTTTCGGCTTGCGCCTGCGCGCTGTCCGCCGGATTCGGGGGCCCAACCTGCCCTCCCGCGACGCCATACTCGGCGGTCGGTTTCGTCGCCACCGCCCCCGGTGCCGCCACTCCCTCCTCCGCCGCTGCCTGCGCCGGAGCTGGCGCTCCCACCGCAGCCGGGCGCGGAATGCTCAGCGTCTGGACTGGCGTCGGTACGAGCGGCGCACTCGCGGAGGCTCCCGGCGCAGCCGCTCCCAACCCCCCTGCGGGCGCTCGGCTTTCATCGAACTGCGGGTATCGCTGGAGCACGCCACTCCCGCTCAAAAGCTGCCCGCTCGTCATCCCGCCCCCCGTCCCGAAATCTGCGCCAGCACCGAACCGGCCCTCGAAATCCTGCGGCGTGATGCCCTGCTGGACGAGGGCTGGAATGACCCCCTCCGGATCGTGCTGCAACATCGACGCCAGTTCGAGCGGATTCCCCTGCGGGTTCATCGCGTTGAACCAGTCGCCGAAGCCTCCAAAACCTTCCTCTGCCATTTCCGCCTCCTACCCGATCCTGCTTCCGACCAGCCCAAGCCCGCCGCCCAAGAGCGCCCCGATACCCGTTCCGAGCCCCGGAATGACGCTGCCGATTTGGGCCCCCGCTGCCGCACCTCCGAGGCCGCTCATAATCGCGTTCGGCCTCGCAGCGGGCGGTCCCGTGCCGGTGACGGTCGAACCCGCTCCCGGGATGCCGCCGACGAGGCTCGCCAGCTCCTTCCCCATCAACAGCGGAAGCTGCTGCGCGTAGTTGAAACGATCCGTCTGTTCCTGAAGCTGCGCCTGACTGAGCGCCTGCCGCACATCACCCACCCCGCTCGTCCAGAGGGCCGGATTGACCTGCTCGCCCGCGAGGCCCGCGGCCGTCTTCATGGCATCCGCACCCGCCGTCTGGGCTCCCTGCACCTGAGAGGTCAAACCGAGTGCCTTCCCCATCGCATCCAGACCGCGCCCATAACCGGCGTCCGCGAGGCTGGTTACGATCCCCTGCCCTTGCCGTCCCACCTCCTGCGCCGTCCTGCCCGCCGCGAGGCCTTCGGCGATCCCCTGCCGGCTTCCGCCGTAGCCGGTGGTCACGGCACTTCCGCGAATGTTCGGCAGAATGCTCTCCGTGAGGCCCTGATAGAGCGGTTGGGCGGCGCTCGAAACAGCACTATCCATGTGTGCGCGAAGCGCGGGATTGCTGTTCGGATTAAGCAGTTCGCCGCTCGTCAGCGTGTTATAGGTCTGGGAAGCTTGCTGTCCCGTCTGATCGAGCTGCGGCGCTGCCGCCTCATAAGCCCCCTGCGCGTTCGTGAGCGCTCCGCTGTACCCCTGCGCCGCCTGGAGCACCTGCTCCTGCCCCGCCGTCTGCTGGGGGTCAAATCCCGCCACATTGCTGAACGAGGGGAGCTGGGGCGGGTTCGCGCTGAACTCTCGCAGATGGGGCATCGCCAGCCCAAGCAGCTCCGTCTGCTCCGGCGACAGATCCGTCTTGGTGACGTTCGTGGTCGTGACCGGCTTGCTGCTACCACCACCCATCAATTCCTCCTCTCAACTGGATCGACCGGCTTCCGCAAGACGATCGAATCGAACCGCCATCCGAGCGGGCGCAACGCCCTCTCCCAACCCTTGCGGCCCGTTATTACGAGTGCCTCGCAACCGTGATGCCGCGCGAACGTCTCGACCGCCGCATCCACACACTCGGGAGCGTGCAGCGCCCCCACCCCATACGACCACCAGAGATGCAGATCCCGCCTATCATCGTACTGCGTGACCTCCGAGAAGAACACCGTCGTAATCGCCCCGCCCTCATTGCAGACGGCCCAAACCTGATACTGCCCATCCATGATCCTCTCATAGATGGACTCCTTAGTGTTAAAGCGCTCCCAGAGGCTGGGGTCCAGATCGAGCAGTTTCTCGATGTCCGGCCAATAGTGATCGAACTGCACATCGCTGAGCAGGAAGATCTCCGCCATTCGGCCTCTCCGAGCCGGGGGCACCGCCGTCAAGGGAATAGCTTTTTCCACAGTCCACCTACTCTCGCATACGGGCCTTCGCCGAAGCCCGGGTTCCAATTACTGCCGTCCGCGTACACCAACATACCATCTCGGGGGCGCTCTGGCTCCGCATGAAGCTCCCTCAGCCGGATATGGGAGCTTTCGTTAAATGCTTGCGAAATGCTGTTCAGCTCCCGCTCCAGAAAAAGCACAATCTCCTTCGTCTCGCGCTCCTGCGCGTTCGGCGCTTTCCCCGGACGATAGAACAGCGTAAGCGGCATCAGAACCTCGACACCATTGCCATTTCGAGCTTATAGCCGAGCAGTTTCCACGGCACAGACGCCGTGCTCGCAAACTGAATCGCAATCGCCTTCCCCGTCCCCGCAAAATCCAACCACATTTGCGTCGCCGGATCGAACGACTGCTCCGTGGACCAAGTCACCGGCCCATCCACGAGATCCTGGAAGCCGAGCCGGATCAACACCGGCCCCCCTTCGATCTTGAAGTACACGCGCGTCACCAGCTTCTGGGAGGTGAAGTCGACGATCCAATCCCCTCCCCGCTTCCTGCCCTCAACCGAGAGTCCTTCTCGCTGCAACAGGGCCGAGAACAGCGCACCATCGTTGGTCGCCCCAACGTCGAGCTGGAGGAACTTCGTGCTGTCCGTCGCGCAGCAGAGTACCTTGCGGCGAGCAGCAATCGACCACGCCCCCACATAGGTGTCCCACGTTCCCGAGACGCTGTCCCAGGTATCGGCAGCCGCGCCCTCGATAGTGCCGGGCGCGGCGTTGCGGAAGTCAATATCCGCCTCCGTGATCGCCCCCTTTTCGCCCTCCCGATAATTCCATATGAGCGCCTTGTTCGGATTCGTGAAGCCGTTCTCCGGATAGCAGAACCAGACTTCATCCTTGAACGGATTCGTGAACATGAAGCAGTTGCGGTAACCGCTCGTGGAGATCTGATTGAACAGATAACGGCGCATCCGGCGATCCAGAATGCTCTCCGCCGTGTTCCCGTTGTGGACAAGAATATCATCCTGCGAAGCGAACACCTGCCTCATGCCATCGCTGGTGTAAGCGACGCATCTCTGCGTCAGGATGCCGGTGGTTTCGAGGAAGACCTCAAAATCGAAGATGGCGCTTGAGCCGGTGATCGCCATCCTCCATACGCTGCCCTCTTTGAAGACAAAGAAGTGGTCTCGGAGGCCGCCCCCCTCAACGATCACTCCTGCATGAGCGTCTGGGAGATCGTACTCGCCAGCATCCTTCGTCGGGTCCGTCTCGTCCCAGCTTATCGGAATGCCGCCAGGATCAGCCGGATGACTCCACTTAACCATGTGGGGGTAGTTCACCGACGACTTCGTCACATTGAGTGCAACGAGATACGGCCCGTAGCTGCGAAGGATCTTCGTCCTCGCGGTTGTGGGCCAGTTCGCCAGATTCGCCAGATTGACCGTAATATCGAGGAGAGGCCAATACTGCGGCAGATCGGTGCCGTTGTTCAAGAGCGGCACCCCGCCCAGGAGGCAGCCATTCCACTCCCGCGTAACCGCCGCCGTGTAGTTCACATCCACGCCCGCCGTCTGCCGGGTGATATTCGTATGCGCGCTGCCGTCATAGACATAGGCTTTCGTGAGGTCGACATAGAGCCAATACACCTGAGACGTGCTGGCGATCGCTATCGCAAAGTGAGGCGCAATCGGGGGCGTCCCGAACACCTGGGCCTTCCCCTCCAGCCGCTCAATCCCCCCATCTTGGATACGGACGTTCAGCCCCTGCGAGAACGCTTCGGGCGGCATCATGTACGGCACAACGTCCTTGATGACGCCGAACCGATCCAGGTCGTTGATTTCGATCAGGGGCATTACAGCGCCCTCGGAAGCATCCGAAGGAGTGGAATGATCGCATAGAACAGGACGATCGCCCCAATCAAGATAATAATCAAGACGTTAATCCACGTCATGAAAGGCTCAGCAATCGGGGCGAGTGGCAGCAGCTTCAAGACCACCCAATAGATGAAGCCGCAGATCAGTAGAACAATAATCAGTTCGATGATTGCGTTCATCATTTCGAAGCCTCCTCTATGGAACCGACAACTTCAGCCGCTTCGTGTTCCTTCTCAAGCAGCTTCTGCACCCCCCGTGCAAACCTCTCCAGCGACACATCTTCTTCGCCCTTTGGGGCCAGATACAGCACTTGGAACAGTCCACAGAACTGCTGCGCCACCGCTTCGTCTAGTGCCGCCATGAGCTTCGTTCGACTCGCCATCACGCCACCTTCGGCGGCGGCGTCCGCTCAACCAGCTCAACCTCCTCCGCCCACGGCCTCAGCAGCTCCTTCCAGGTGTACGGCCCAACGATGCCATCATCTTCGAGCCGGTGATCCCGCTGGAACTGCTGGACCGCAATCTTCGTTTCCTTGCCGTACTCGCCGTCCCGCTCGCGGTCGGGCAAGTGAAGGCAGGTCTGCATCATCTCGACATAGAAGCCTTTGCTGCCCACGCGCAACCTTGGGAGGTCGATTGGCGTAGCAGTCATGTCGGGGACGAATGCAGCCTGCCCCAGATCCCATTCCGACTCATCATCATAGAGCTTCGGATCGTCCACAACGCTGACGTGAACGTGAAGGCTGTGCGGATTCGTGCCGGTGTACTTCCTCCACAACCAAGGGTTCGGCCCGGCTTCGCCAGCGAAGATCCGATGATTGCTTATGACGTTCTTAATTCGAGGATCTTTCCGCGTCCGCAGCGCTTCTGCGAGCTTATACGAATCGCAGCCGCCCGCTGGGTCATGCGTGAAGTCCATCGCCTGCACCACTCCCTTGACGTTGGGGTTGTGGTCGCTCTTGCGATCCCGGTGCGCCTCGTCACCGATCCACCCATCCGACTGCTTGCTGCGACCCGGAGCGGCCTCATTGACCTGTTCCAGCAACTGTTCAGTCGCTTTCGCCTTCCTCGCCATCACTGCTTCTCCGCATACGGAGGCAGCTTCAGCAGCATATTCGAGCGGTTCTGCGGCGCAGGAACAATGCACTGAGAGAGCAGCTTCTGCACCTCTCCCTGCACCTGGATGAACAGCTTGACGTTCTCCTGCCTCTGCGTATTGAACAGCGAGGACTGATAATAGAGCAAACCGATCAGCGAGAAGTTCATCACGCAGAGCGCGAGGACGACCGGCTGGTCCTTCATCGCCCCAAAGAAGCCCTTCACTGTCTCGCTCGCTACCATCATTCCACCACGAGGATAAAGTTCAGAACGATTGCCGGAGGCACCTTATTCAGCGGCGTATCGCTGCCTCCAATCGCCGCCGTTCCGTGATTGATCGAGCCCGAAGAAGTGAAGTAATGGGCATGGTCGAGAGAACCAGAGTTGCTGATAGAGAGTCCCGTGGCGGATTGGCCGACATACGAAGGGCTAGCAGGCCCAAAGCCCGCACCAGATGCCGTATTGTCGTAGCTGAGGGCAACCGAGCCTCCATGACTGTGCGCGAGGTCATATCCCGTCGCGACGTTGCCTGAGGTGACTTGATTAGAAGTGCCAGTGAACGTAAAGCCGCTCGTCGAAAAGGTGCCCACACTCGGAAAGTTCACCTTCGCAATCAGGACCGTCTGCGCCCCTCCCATACTACCCAGCGTCGTTCCGGTTATCGACGAAAGCAGCCCGTTGTCACTGCCTCCCATATTCGACTTACCGAACGGGGCACGTCCGCGCATATCGAACGCGACCGCGCTGCTTCCATTCGCCGCATAGAACTCCTGATAGTTCGTACTCGCAGAGGCCAACGTCTGCCCATATGGCAGCTCATAACCCGCAGGCGTAGTCGCCCCCTGGAAGGGCACTATCGCCCCAATCGGGCTCCTCTCGCACCGCTCAATCGACCAATTCGATCCCGACCACGCCGCCGAGAACCGGATACCCGGAATACACCTCCGCGCCTTCGTTACCGTGTACTGTCCGCTGTAGACGCTTCCACTCGCGGGCACGATGTGGAAGGTATTCGTGCTGTCCATCTTAATGAAGAAGCACATCCACCCATGATCGCCCGAAGCGAGCGTGGGTAGCGTCGCCACCACCGCTCCCGCCGTGGCGTCCACCATGAACGTCTTGTTCTCGTCCGCTGCCACCACCGAGAACGAGGCCACCTTCGCACTCGCCTGCGACGTATAGATCGCCTTCGTGGCCGTCGGGAACGTCGCCTTCAACGTCTCCTTAATCAGCCGAAGGTGGTTATCGCCCTGATTGACATCATCGCCGGAGATCGGATTCGAAATAACGAAGTCCTGGACGAAGGGTGCAGTTTCGAGCCCCATTACAGCCTCCCGCCCATATACAGCGGATAATTCGCCGATTCACGCTGGAACGTATCTCCCAGCATTCCCCCATACGCCTCAACGAACTGCCTTTGGAACTTCTGGTAGGCGGCATCATTGAATAGATCTTCGGCCATGAGCATCCCCGCCCGCGCGATCAGCACCTCCGGAGCCCCATACTCCTCCTCCAACCAAGCGTTCTCGATATTCGTCGCAAGGCTCTCCGCCCCCTGATAATAGCTCCAAACCAGAGTGCGATCCGCATCCGTGGCGGGCCAGAACTGGACGGTGTCCACCAGAAGCGAGTAAGCGATCGGCATCCCATCATCCGCATCGGGATCCTGAAACCGCAGCGCTCCCGTCTTGTGGTCCATCTTCTCGAGATAGACTCTCCGATCCTCGCTATCCAACGTATGCAGCCCGGCGTCGTCCACCTCCCGCAGGAATCTCACCGGAAGCGCAAACGTCGATGCACCCGTCAGGATCGGGACCTCAACGTCCTCCTCCTTGAGGAAATAGGGCAGCGTCCTGCCCCGCTCCAGCAGCCGCTGGGCCTTCTGCAAGCAGAGGACGATATTATCGAATTGATCCGTCCGGAACGCAAGGCCCCGCTGGATCTCCGCTATCGCTGTGTCTCGGAGCATTGCGGCACCCCATGAAAGTGGGCGGTGTCTGCACTGGACACCGCCCGGTTTACCGCTACACCACTCCCACGAACGCCTTCCAACCGTGCGTCGCTCCGCAGTAGACCACCTGCGCGATCTCATTCTGCGTGAACGTCATCGCCGGAGAGAGCGCCGCTCCCGCACTCGTCTGCAACGTAATCACGAACGCCGCCGTGTTCACGAGGATATAGTGATCCCCGAGCGCCGGGCTCGCCGGAAGCAGCAGGTTCGTCGCATTCGTCGGCGTCAGCACCAGCATGTGAGGCATGTCTGGTCCCATCGTGAACGTCGTCGTCGTCCCTGCAATCATCACTCCAAAGCGGTTTCCCGCATGGAGGATGCAGTCGTTGATCCTCGCACCTTCGAGATTCGTCCTAGCCATTTGACTGACCTTCCCTATGGTTCGTCAGTAGGACGGAGGCAGGATTGCCTCCGTCCTTCGCGCCCTTTCTCTTAGGCCGCGAGAATGTTGCCGACGTAGGCGCAGCTCAGTCCGCCTCCGTCCAGCATCAGCGAGCAGTCCGTCTGAACGAAGCCGCGCCGCACGTCCTCGTCATCCGCCTGCACGTCGTCCTTGAACTTCCCATCCGGACGCCCCTTCATGGTGACGTACTTGATGGCGGCGAAGTCCAGCACGAACAGCGAAGTATTATACCGGGGATGCCTCGACAGGAGCGGATGGCTCTTTAAGAGCAGCCTCCCCATCGGCATGATGAACTCCTGGAAGTTGATCCCCCACATCTTGATCACGCTTCCAAGCTCCATCCGGATACCCGTCGTGCCCTGGATAACCTTGCCCATCTCCGTCCGGGCCTTGTTACCCATGAAGCCGATCCTGGTATCACCGCCGCCCACGTCGAAGTCGAACACCGGCGCTACCGCATCGGCGAAGGTCGCCGCACTCACCGCACTACCGAAGATGGTGGTCCGCCCACCCGCACTCGGCGCAGCCTGCGGAATCTGTTCCCGCAAGCCACCCATAAACCGGAGCGGTTTGCCGTTCTCACCCGTCCCTTCGGACTTGCGTCCGAACATGATGCTCCACTCGATATCGCCAGCGTGCTTGAAGCTTTTCCGCTTCTTATCGTTGCTCCAAGCACTTCCAGTGCGTGCTTCCGTCTTGTCCGCCGTTCCTGTAATCTCATAACTATCCTTGAAGATTTGGATATAGTTCGAGAACTTAACGGGGTTCTTGCTGGTCGCCCTCGGGGCACCAGTACCTTCCGCATACGCCGACCCGATCAGCGTCAGGAACACGTCATCGGCGATAGTCGCCGCCGTCGTCCCGGCCTGCGCCCTGACGATGGTGATCGCCGTATCCGACATCACGGTGTCCACCATGACGATCTCGTTATCGAACGTCGCCGTCTCCGTCTTCTCCACCAACAGCAGATCACCCGCCTTGAGGTGTCCTGCCGTCCCGTAGAGTGCGTGCATCGTGGTGCTCGTCGGATCCACGCTGTCCACCACAAGAGTGGTGTCGCCGCTCCCGATCGCGCCGTTCGCCTGAATGCGGAACAGATTGTTCGATTCTGCCCACCACGCGAACTCCGGATCCGTTACGCTCTTCTTCCCGGCCTTGCTCGTCAGCCCAAAGATCGGGCTATCGCCGTTCGGCGAGAAGAACAGGATGCTTTCCCGAAAGTCCTTCGGGCGCTCATCCGTACCCCAATCTCCGGTTCCCCGGAGCCCTGCTACTGCTGCCATTCTACTCTCCTTCTGCGCCGCTAATCGTCATAGTTGCGTCCGAGGCCCGCCCAAGGGTCCTCTTCCGCCGAGACGGTAACGCGCGCTCCCCCAACGCCCGGCCTCGCAGGCACAAACGCTGGAGCGGCCGGAGCCCGGCCATTTGTTACGGGAGGCTGTGGCTGCGCCTGTCCTGCGGCCAACCCATGCTTCGCCATTACCGCATATGCAACCATCGGGAACAGCTCCGCTTCGCTAATCTTTGGATTAGCGGCCCGGAACGCCCGTGCGAACTGCTTGACGTCCGCATCGTGCTTCAGCTTCTCCAGCGGCTTATGGTTGCCGTAGAAGCGGTTTTCCACTTCATCGTGCTCCTTCATATCGCGCATGAGCTGCACGACTAGCTTCGGCACGAAGTTCTGCATATGCAACAGCGACGCTTGCGTTGACTCGAAGAAGGCTCGAGCCAGCAACCGGGGGACCGCCGCAGCCGGATCGGCCGTGACGGCATCAATCTCCTGCGAAGACAGCTGAAATCGTTGGCTCGCCAGTCCGTCGATAATCGCTTCGCGATGCTCGGACAACCGCCCAACGAGTCCTTCGGGGTCATCCTTCCCGGCCGCTTGCTGAGCCGCAGGGGCCGCAGCAGTTGGCGGAGAAGGCTCAGGCGCCTTTGACGCCTCCTCAGGTTTGGCCGCCGGAGGCTGTGCTGCCGGTTGGGCCGTCTGCGGAGGAGCCTTCGGCTCTGGTGCCGGAGGGGTAGCTGAAGCTGGAATATCTGGAACGATCAGGACGTCATCGTCATCGTCCATCGGCATCCCAAGCGCCGACCAATCCGGGGTGCTCTTGGAAGCCGGGGAAGGAGTGGATTGCGCCCCGCCTTCGGCGGGAGCCGGCGAGGCATCTGCTGCCCCAGATGGGGTGGTGCTGGGGGATCCTGCGACACCCGAGTCCGAAGCAGCAGCGCCTTCACCCCCTTCGGGGGCAAAGATCGGTCGGAACTTTTCGCTAAAGAGTTTCATGGCGCCGCTCCATCATCATCGTCCGCCCCTCCAGCACGCGCTATCTCTTTTGCCTGCTCGACGGTAGCAGCAGGAATAGCAAGCGCGAGCCTCAGCGCAATAATCGCCCCCTTTACGGACTCGCCTATCGCCAACTTCGTCCCCGCATCCATCATTTGAAACTTCTCATCCTTCACGAGGATCGGCGCATCCAGCTCCCTCTGCCGCGAGGCAATGTGCGAAGCAATGAGCTTCTCATATTCCTTCCAACCGGGCGATTCGAGCAGCTCGCGGAACAACCGCCCCTGCCTGACAATCTGCCGTTCGTCCTCCGCGAGGTCCACCATCAGATCATCGGCCCTTCACCCGCCGTGGGCACCCCAGCCGGATTCCCTCCAGGACTCGAAGGCGCCCCTCCTCCCGCTCCCGGCCTGATCGGGACGATATTTCCGGCGTCCGCCTGCTGCATCAGAGACTCTGGGCTGTTGACCTCGATCTTGAACTGATTCAGATTGCGGATCCCCGCGAGCTGCGCGACATGGGCGAAGATCTTCCCGAGGTCGTACTGCATGATGAGGCCGGGCACCCCCCGCATCTGCATCAAGATCTCCTTCCAGAGATTCGCGAGCGCCATCCTGTCGACGGGCAGCGTGCCATCCACCGGAACGAAATCGTAGAACCCAGCAATGGCCTCGGGGTTCACGGTGAGGAAGTTCATCGCCTCCGCCTGCCCCATCTCCCGGATCAGCGAGCCCGCCACCTTAAACTTCCGCTCCGCCTTGAAGTATTGCTGCGAGAGCTGAACCAGCCTCTGAGAGTGCTGGGCGAACCCAGTCGCCGAGATGTACTCGGCGATCGTCTTCTGGCGGTTGACTCCGAATCCGGTCGAGGTTCGCACCTCCGTCGCGGTCTTGCGCCCTCCGCCCGACAACACTCCCAGGAGCTGATCGTTTATGCCGAACGCCCTCTCGCCGAAGGAGAACATCGTCTGGATGTCTTGGACATGGGTGCGCGTCACATCCGAAACCGGGACTTGGTGAAAGAACGTCCGAAGATCTTGACCGTAGGCTTCCGGCCTGAGACGCCAGATAAATCCCGGCCCTGCCGTTTCAGCATCCTTAGTAACGATCTTAGAAGGATCAAGGATAAATTGGTTGTTGAGGGAAGCACGCACATTGTAGAAGTGTTGGTTGATAAGCCAGTCCATCGTGTTTTGGATCGGTTCGATGATCTCCGGGAGCCCTCTGTTATACGTCCCATACGCCTCCACCTCCGTCTCGATCACCCCAAAGGGGTGCTTGCAGTGCATCGCTCCGTGCGGCTGGACGCCGATCAGCGTGGCGAGATCCGCCGTGATCGTGAACATCCACTTCTCCGGAAAATCGGAGTCTCCGAGCTTCCATTCGCTCGGAATGATCTCAATGCTCCCCTCGTAGACGGTAACGGTGGCGGGATGCTCCTTCATTTCCTCCTCTCCATCACCGGAGTACAGCGTCTCACTCTGGGGCGTAGTGAGCTGAGACGTGTCTCCGATAGTGGCGAAGTCTTTCATCCCGCCCTTTAGGTGCTCGGTGTTCATATAGAAGCCAGCCGCCTTCCGCCGCGCCACCGTGTTCCACGGAAGGTACTTCCGGCAGAAGAAGAACTCCCCCTCCTGATACCGCCCGATCTGCACCCTCGGATCCGGGAAGGCATCCCACGGCGAGACGTTGCTGATCCGGCTCCCCTGATAGCCCGGCATCTGTATCCGCGTCTGCTGCTTAATCGGCTTCGCCAGCGGGTTCATCGGATCCGGCGCTTCTTCGATATAAGCGAATTGGACCTGCTCGTCCTCCCAAAATTCCTCAATGACTCCAAGCCCATACTTGATGGCGTCATAGAACCAAAGGTAGTATGGTCCCATCATTCCGCCCACATCGACCTGATAGCTAATCAGCGCTTCGAGCGCAAGCGTTTGCTGCTCGGCTTCCCCGTGCCGCCCCACAAACTGATGTACAGGCGACCTCCCGAAGAATACACTTGTGAGATACGTGTGGGCGGCCATCGTAAGGGCATAGGTATAAGGGAGCTTGAGGGTGGTGTACTTCGGATCGCCCTGGTCCCTTTTGATACGACGTTTCGCATCTAGCTCTACCTCCGGCACATACGCGAGAATGTTATCTTCGGCTTTCGTCCAGACATCGTGCTGCTCCTGCTGCCCCTTATGGGCGAGCCGCAGCCGCGAACTAATCATCTTCACCAACTTCTGATGCTGAGGATCGTTCTTACCGATATTCTTCGTGAGACTCGGCATTGGCTCGCCCCTTCGGGTTAGCGCGCCCGCTTCGCGGGCTTCGTCTTACTTTTTCGACGTCTGGCTTTGGGTGCCGGACGTAGTGTGGTTTTCGTTCTTCGGTGGAGAGGCTGGGTTCGGCGAGAGCGACGGAAAGGGCGGTGCCTTCGGCACCTCTCCTTTCGGTGCGGGTTCCTTCGGAACCTCCTTCTGCACGCTGCCGTCCTTAACCTTCCGCCACGCCTCCAGCTCGCTCACGCGAACAAAAAGCTGTTCCAGTTCTGCTTCAGTGGGCATTTCCTTCTCCTTGCTGTTAAGGGCACTGCTGAAGGAGCGGAAACTCCTCCAGATCCTCGAACTCGTAGTTCTCTGCCACGAGTTCCAGATAGGGATTTGTCAGCTCCGCGACCCCATTCGCCACGCTCTCAATCAAGTCGTCGTTCCCCCGATAGCCAAAGCCAAAACTTTCGAATTGCAGTATGAACTCGGCATGATGGTCGGAACACCAAAGTTTCCCCTGACTCGAGACGCCACTCAACGCTGCCGCGATTCGATGAAACTTCGCCTGTTTGCCGATCGGTGCCTCCTTCAGAGGGACGAAGATCTGCCTCCGGCTCATCTCCTTTTCGAGGAACCATTTGAGATACCTCTCCGCCGCAACAATCGACAGCACGCAGCACTGCGGCCTGTACCGCTGAATGAACTCGAAGAACTTCGCCGCCGTCCATGTGGGCGAGTGCCCACGCGAGACTGCATAGTCGAGGAGATAGTATTCACCCTTCCCCCGCGCCACAACGCTGATCGCCTCATAGTCCTTCCCCTGCATCCCCTTCGCAATCTGGAGATCGCTCGGCGGCGGCACCGGGTCGATGCTCATGACGCAAGTGCCCACCTTCGGTGGTTCACTGTACTTCCGCAACCAGTTCGGCCGGAAGGTGAGCTGCTCAGCCGCGACTAGCTTGACCTCCATTTCCCTCGCAAAGACGGAATAGCGGTTATCTACGATCGCTGCCAGCTTCTCCTTCCGCAGCGTTTCGCTGGGGAACCTCTCAGGCCAAGCACTCTCCTGCTCCTCGACCCTGCTTTCAGCAGTCTCGGGCGTCCAGCACCCGAACTGCTCCGTGTGCCATTCAGACGAGCGTTCCGCTCGTCCACTCGCGTCATCGCTGTCGAGGGGCGTTTGGAGCATGACAATCTTCGCATTCGGTTCCTCTGATGCCGGTGCCAAAGAATTCTTGATCGCACCCATGATGAGGTCCGAAAGCTTGTCCCGCTGGATGCTGGTGGCCGCACTCTCATCGGTGATTACGTCATCCAATATGATAAGGTCAGGACGGTAATCATCGAAATTGATACCCCTAATGCTGCCAGTAATACCCACTCCCATAACCCAAAAATTTCTCTCCTCTGTCGTTCCATCCTTTCGCGGTACCGACTGGATGATCTCAATCTCATGCTCCTGCCACTTCTTGCCAGGCCGAAGACCGAACGTATGCGCGAACGGAGTCGCTCGGAGAACACCATCCCCTCCCATTTTCGGCTCGATCTTTCCCCGCAACCACTGTACGCTTCGTGTAGCGTGGCCCTCACTCGCGCCGACGTACAGGATCGTACGCGAAGTGCCGAACGCTACCCGCTTCGCCGCAAACGCCCTCAGCAGCGTAGTCTTGGCACCGCCTCGGAAGACACGGGCGTTGAGGAGCCGAACCTTCGGATCGTTCAACGCCCGGTCCAGTCGAGCTGCATATGGGGGGCTACTCGACCGAAACGCCTCCGGGAAGAACGTGTGGCAGAAGAAATCATTATCCACCGCACACAGATGGATCATTTCCTCCGGCGTCAGCGCAGGCGGCTGGGCGGCTATGCTCGCCATTGCATCACCGAGAACCCGCGGGCTTCGCTCGCCTCGCGGAAGCTGAACACATGATGAGGCTCGCCCCCGAGCCCCGTCGTCGCCGGATCGAAGTGCTTGCACACCATAACGAGGCCCTCAACGGTCCTGCCAAATGCCTTCTCTACCACCGGCTTGTAGAGCTTTTCAAGCTGCCACCAAGCATCACTCGTGCTCCGCACCTTCACCTCGAAGAGGACGACTTGATCCTTCCCAACAAGAAGCGCATCTGGCTGACACCATCGGGTGTCGCCCAGCTCCGTCTGAAAGCGAAACCACGGCGAGATCCATATGCCCGGCAGGTCCAACTTGAGCTGCTTCGACACCTTCCGCTCATACCGTATCCCAGCTCGCATCGCGGGACTGCCGCGCAGGCGTTGGGCCGTCCGCCCGAATGGCCCCTCGCAAGGCCACGCAGCACGGACGGCCCCTGCCTCGCGGAACCGACGAGGAGGCGGCGCAAGCGCCGTTCGGGACTCCTGAAGCACCACCAAGCCCTCAGGCATCCCCTGCCTCCTTCGGATCTCCCGCGAGTTCATCAATCGAAGTCCCCCCAATCACCAACTGGCTCCCGCGCAGGCGCTGCCGCGCCTCCGCCAACACCTCCGCCGACACGGGGGCGATCATCGGTGAGTTCTGCTGGACATTCACCACCGTCCGATCTCCCTTCGGAGGGCCGAAGCCCAGCTTTTCCAGAACGTTATTCGTGCTCGCCGCCAGGTCCGCGAACGGGATATTCGTCCGCTTCGTCTCAATCTGCTCCAACAGCACCTCGAGGTGCTTATCCGCGACCCTTCCCATTTTCAGCGCAATGCTATCGCGAAGCTGATCGTTCAGCTCCCCCTTCCGCGCACTGTACGCCGCCCGAAACATATCGCTCTTTACGAGCACAGACAGCCAGGAGGGGCTGTACCCCAGCCGCTTCCCGCGTTCCGCGAGAGTGTCGAAGGGGTGCGCGAGCATATCGTCGATGATATGGTCGTGCCACCACCGAACGCTCTTCGCCTGATAATGAGGTGCGATGCTGTTCATTCCCTCACTCTACGCCGCTCCCCAGATAAAGCGCCCGCTTTCCATATAACTGCCCCCTTAACGGACTCCAAGTGTTCCCACCCTAATCGTCCCGAAATAGGTGGTGTGGATGTCACCCCCCGCCTGCGGCGGAATATCTGCCGGAATCATCCCTTGGAAGGGCTTCTGGACATACTGTGGCAGCAGCGGCGCTACGCGCCTCGGAAGCGACATATCCCGCATCGTCGGCGGAGGCTTAACTAGCGACCCAGCCAGCATCGGCCCAATGCTGCTCGACCATCCCTGCTGGAGCGCTCGCTCTGCCGCCCGCGTAATCCGCCACGCGCCGTCCGATTTCGGAGGCATGACCGGCGGGATGCGGATCGCCCCTGCGGGGGCCATGAAGCTCGCAACGTCTCCGCGAGCAGCGAGCCGCGGCAGCTCCTGCACGTTCCGCACAGGCATCTCGGGGGCGACGACAGCCGCAGCGGGTGGCCTCTGGCCCATCCAATCAGAGGTAACGCTTCGCTTCGCGTCTGCGACACTGAAGCCCGTAGCCGCCCCCGGCAGCGCCACCGCGACCTCTGGAGCTGGCAGGTAGATCGCCCCTCCCACAAACGCCCAACTGTGGATCCGCCTATCATACTGAAGCGTTAGCTTCGTCGCCTGGAACGGCGCCCTCTGGACGATGGCCGCAGGCCCGAAGCCCTGCACCCACGAGTACCACATCCGCGACGGAAGCCGCTCCGGCAAGCTCCTGTCCCGCTGACTCGGCGGCGGCATCGCCGCGGGCTGCGAAAGCGGACTTCTCGCCACCCACTGATGGAAGCCGGGTCGCGCCTCCGCGAGCGGCCAACCCGTTCCAGCGCTCGGCAGATCAGTCGGAGCCGCCACCGTCTCCGTCAGCATCGGCCAACGCAGCGTCCAGCCTTCGACGGGCTTCGCAGCCCTCGCCGGAAGCACCGTGAGCTGTTGTCCAGCCGGAAGGACGGCTGCCGCCGCCGCTTGCTGCGCCCGCGCGGTCCAAGAGGCCGCAGCGACGGGCTGCCTCTGCGGAAGCACAGTGAGCTGCTGCCCAACCGGCTTCCCGAACATCACAAGACCGCTTCGCACCCACGACAGCTCGCCCCGTGCCGCTTCGCGCAGAGGCAGAGGCGTTAGCTGCTTCCCAGCCGGCAGCGAGGCGAACATCGCAAGGTTCGGCCCTCGACCCCAAGAGGGGTCACGCTGCGCTTCGCGAACCGGCAGCAGCCAGACGCCCGCTGAGGATGGCTTGCCCGCCACCTCCATAATGCCGTTCCGCGTCCATCCCCACCGCGGCTCAGCGAACTGCGGATCGGCAACCGGGAAGCCCATCGCGGCTCCCGGAAGGGCCGTCGGGGCCTCAACCGGAGCCGGTTGTGCCGGTCCCCGCATCCACGAAACCACCAGCGGCTCCGGCACGAAGGGGAGCGGTGTAACCTTCTGCCCCACCGGAGGCGCTTCGGGCGCAGCCGCTGGCGTCTGGAGCGCCCCCGGCACCTGCGCCCATCGAGTCTCCCACCACTGTGGGTCCGCATAAGGCCAGACCGAGACGATCCCCGGCTGGTGCGTCGGCGTCTCGGGGATATAGAGGGTCCGGTTCTCTAGCGTCCAATTCCTCACGTTGGGCAGCGACCAGAGCGGGTGCGGCTGCTCGGGATTCTTGAAGTCACCCGGGAAGGCGAGGGGGATCTCCTTCAGCGCAAGGTAGACGCTCGCGTAGATCGCACTGACGTAGGTAGGGTCGCTCGCGGAGCCCGTCCCGGTGCTGATAATATGCTCAGCGCGAGCGCAGATCTCCGCCACCGTTCCGCTGGTCGCACTGTTGCCGTTCGCCCACGGCGTCCACGAAGCCGTGTTCGTGAGGTTGGTGTTATTGCCCACTTGCGAAGCAATGCCACGCACCCGGAGGCAAGCGATGTTCGCCGTCGTAACGTTCAGCGAAGCTGGATCAGCTCCCGTATTGTTAACGAGGGTGCCCGGCGTCCCCTCCACCGCCACCGAACAGCGCGGCCCGACCGTGAAGTTCCTCGTTGTCATGGCGCTGGCATCAACCAGCGTGCCGCTCCCGAACGTAGCCCTGATCGTGCCGCCGCTCGTGAAGGCCGTCGGCGTTACGACCCACCAGACCGAGCAGCTCGCCCCCGCCTGCGCCGCGAGGGCGTTCGCAATCTGCACTCCCTTATTGAGCGCGAGGCCACCAACCCCGAGCGTAACGCCGGAGACGGCGTTATCGTCCCCGCCGTTCGCGATGTTATCCGTACCCATCACGACGACGACTAACGTCCCGGCAGCCGCCGTCGCTGTCGTCGTGAGGTCGAGTACCGTTTGGTTATTGCTAGTCGAGCCGGTTGCGCCCAGACTGCCAACTTCTGCGAAGGCCATTCACGCCTCCTCAGGTGCAGATCTGGCCCATTAGAATGAAGCCGGCATAGCCGGTCGCCGCCGTCGGCTCCTCCGGCACGAGCCCACAATCGGCGATGTCCCCTGCCCGATCGAGGAAGACGGTCTCCCCACTCCGATCCTCAAAGCACGTTTCGCCGCTGCGGTCGACGATCTGTTCTGGCATCAGCCGCTCCTCACCCAAGTGCCCGGAGCGCCCGCAACCTGACAGAACACCTTGATCGCCGTCGAGCCGCCGCCCTGCGTGACGACTTCACCGAAATCAGGAACGGCACTCGCCGCATCCCGCCCGTCCGTGACGACAAACTCCTGCCCCACCGCCGCGGCCCCATAGCCTCCAACTTCGCCCGGAAGCAGCGTGAACGTCAAATTGAATTGAACCTGCCCATCGGTGAAGAGGCACTTATGGTTCGCGGGAGGATCTCTAATGTCGTCACCATACGTCGGCATGGCGGTGTTATTGATGCTCAGTCCGTGGAAGCTGAGCTGATGATGATTCGTGCTACCGTCGTGATAGAGGTCGAGAGCCGCCTGCTCGAAGACACCAGAGATAGTGGTGCCATTGACGACAGTCGCAGGAGGGGACCGGAACCGCATCCCGTAGGCGGGATCGGGAGAATAGTACATCTGCACACTACCACTAGCAGTATAGAGTCCGGGGTCCGGCGTCAGCGGATAGGAGAACTGGGTTGAGTTGAGGATCGTCCCAATGACGCTGATGACTTCATAATTAGTGTTGTGGCCGGAGAGCGGGATTGCTTCGATTGTGACACGCCGCGTCCCGCTCGTCCCCCACTTGTGCCCCGGCGTCGTCACGGTCGCCGTTCCAATCCCCCCAGGAGCCGCCCAAGTGATCGTCGTCACCTGACGTCGTGCACCGACCGTTGCCGTGACCATATTACCGTTATAGGAGCAACCGTTGCCCGAGAGGTGGTCGACAGCGACGTCGTTCCGCTCAAACGTATTGCCGCTGATCTCTACGCCTTGAACGGAGGTCACCTTGTAGATCCAGACCGTCTCGTCCGTGAGGTAGGTGTCGACGTTCGTCGTATGGACGCCGAGGCCCGAAGTACCTGAGCTAATCCAAACATATTCCGTAGGGACTGAGAAGCTCCCCTTTACGATATTCGTATTGGAGGCAGCATCCGCCGTCCCATAATAGAACTCATCAATGTCGAGTGAGGTGCCGGTCGAAGTCGCCCGCCCAACCCCGATGAGGTCTGAGCCGAACATGAAGGCCGTTCGATTCTGCTCAACTCGGTTGTGCGCGATCTTGCAGCCCGCATTGATGAGGGAGATGCCGACGTCCCATCCCACAATCGCGCAATGCTCTACCGCCGTCTGATGCCCCTGCACTCCGAGGCCAACGCAGTCGTTCCCGTAGAGGTCGCAATTGTGGATGTAGAGGCCACCACCTTCCTCGTTCGACATGATCCCGCAGCCATGCGCTCCGACGCGGCAATGCGAGATCTCGATCAACTGGAGGCCGTTGGCGCGTATCCCGATCCCTCCGAGGCCGTAGTTGAAGACGCCCAGCCCTTGAATGAGCCGGACCCCCGCGCTGTTCGAGGAAACCTGAATGAGGGCGTCCCCGTTTATCGTTCCCCGAATGTGGGTGCCGTCCTGCGTGCTGGCATTGTCGCCGATGAGGTCGAGCCGCCGCTCCGCGGCTGCGTTCGAGCAGCTCGCGAGGTTGATCGGAATTGTGATCTTGTAATAGTTCGCCTGAGCGTTGACCGTTCCGGGGAAATAGAGAACGCCGCCCCCGAGCCCAAGCAGATAGTTCGCCGCATTCAAGATGGGCGTATCGCAGACCGTCGTGCCGTCTGGGATCGCCCCGAACTCCGTCACGCTCACGACCCGCCGCGCAAGCAGCAGATCCTTCAGCGTCATGTCGAGGGCTCCGGTCGCAGAGCCCGTGCGCCGAACCGTTGAGAGTTCGAAATCCTTCATCCGCTAAGCCCAATACGCCGCGAGATTGTTATAGTAGGCCGTGCAGTCCGCATCGCTGGAGGCGACGCTGCGAACCCCCCATTCACGGATTGCTCCGTCGAGGAAGAAGCCAACTCCCTCTACCTGCCCAACACCGTAGTCGCCAGTGCTGAGGCCGCCCGTCCCCGCATTGACGGTGCTGAGCGCTGCCCCGTCGATGCTGAGGCCGCCCGACGCACCATTCGCCACCGCCACATAGGTGTGCCAAGCATCATCACTAGCGGTGAAGCTCTGTTCCGTCCCTGCATTGAAGGATATTTGATTGTTAGCCGAGACGCGGTAGTATAGTGATAGGCCGAAGTCTACCAACTGCTGCCTTGTTGCTCCAGTGAAGTGATACCCCATCGTATGAACTGAAATCGGCTGAGCCACAGTCGAATTACCCGTCCGCGTCAACCGATGAGTGCTCCCCGAGGAAAAGAAAGCCTCAGGACGATCACCAGTCCACGAGAGGAGTGGTGCGATAGACGGAATCGCCGGCGCAAAGGGGTTCCCGGCTCCCGCCTGATCGTAGAGGGCGATAATCCCCGCCGTCGTGGAGCCCGCCGCATCCTCCCACGCCTGAATCCCGACCCTGTCGAAGACGCCGTCACCGTCAGCCGCGACGTCCATCTCGACAGTATCAGTCGGGCGCCGAATGCGAAACAGAGTATTAGTCACGGTCGCGTTGCTGAACGGGCGCGTCCCGTACCAGAATATCCAGTTGCCCAGCACGTCGCCGGGCCCCTGGTAGCCCGCAGGAATGAGCGAAAGCGGCCCCCTCGCAGAGAATCCAACTGGCACTTTGCGCCTCCTTCGCTCGCCCGCGTTGCGGTCAGCCTTTGAGCTTCTCGCGTTCCTCGATCAGCTCATTGATCTGCTCTTGGATCTCCTCAATCCGCTTCGCCTTCGCCTCCGCGGACTGCTTTTCGGACTCCGGAGCCTGCTCCTGATCTTCGTCAGCCATCGTAGCCTCCTTGCGCCGCTGCCTTCGGCAGCCGGGTTAAGCGACTTCGTAGATGATGTCGGCGCTCATAGCGCCGGAGGCACTTCCAGTAAAGGCCGAGAGGAACGCCTCGGAGAGGATGCCCGTGTTGCCGATCACCGTGAACTCCTGACCCGGCCCCGCATTGTACTTGAGGATGCCACCAAAGAGGTTCATGCCGAGGTTGATCTTTCCGGACGTCGTCACGGCACTCCTCTGGGGTCCGGTCGACGCCACCGTGAACGAGACAGTTGGTGCCGCTAGGACCGCCGTAGTAGCGTCCATTGGGCCGTCCGAGGCGGGAGCCGCGAGCGCCGTTGGTGTCGTGGCGATCGTGGACGAGCGGGCGAAGTTCAGAAGCGAAATCGTCGATGCCGCAGCGAAGCCGCTGAGCATAAACTCCTTCACCTTAACGTACTGCGTTGTGGAGCCGCCGCGGAGCGCCATGAAGATGCTTCCGGAGGCGAGTGCCGAGGTGTCGGCAGTCCCCGCTCCCGGGTTCCAGTTCTGGTTCGTGAAGATGAAGTGAGACATTTCATTCTCCTTTCAGGAGAGGGGGGAGTTGCAGCTCGCTTCGCGAGCCACGTTCGAGAGTGTCGTCCACAAGCTTGGCGAAGGGCCGGTGGACGTAATCCGGCGCTCTCCGCTGCGCGTCACAACCATCACAAACGAAGCCATTACAGCTTGGGCAGTAGGCGCGCTCCCGCTGCCGTTTGGGATTCTTAATGACGTGTCGCTGACAGTGGAGGCAGACCAGCACGGCCCCCTCGAAGAGTGCGCCCCCGGGAATGCTCGGCTGATCCCAACCGCGCTTTTCGAAGTAGCCCTCGGGGATTCCGGGGCCGACCCGGTGGTCGACCATCAGATAGCTTTCGCGCTTTGACCAGGCGCTGCTCATGATTCGAGGGCCTCGCGGATCTTCTTCGCCCACTGATCCAGCGCCGCCTTCCGCAAATGCAGCTCATTCGAGAGGGCGGTAACGACCATATCGCGTTCCTCGAGCGCTTTCTGCTTCGCCGCGATGTCGGCATACTGGCGGGTGATCTTCTCACTATCGGTTTCGATCTTCTGCCGCTTCGCGTCCAGCTCGCTGTTCAGCTTATCGGCCTTGTCGCGGGCGGCTACCGCCTCGCTCCTCGCCTTGTAGGCTTCCTTCATCGTGACATCGGAGGCCTCTCGGTCGCGCTTCGAAGCGGCGGCCGCCTTCTCGTTGGCGTCGCGGGAGGCGTCGATCTCCTTCTTGATCTTCTCAAGCTCCTTCTGCTTCGCGGTGAGTTCGCCGAAGCGGCGCTGCATCTCGGCGGGATCCTTGAGGATTTCCAGCATGGAGGCGAAACTTGCGAGATCTGTCATGGGCTGCGCCCTCCTGGGCGGCTGGAACCATATCGCGTTTCTCTAGGGCACGGAGATGACGGCTACCTTCATCAGCGGAACGACGCCGAAATATTCCGTCTGCTGGGCGGAGAGGACGCAAGTCGTAGTGGTGGCGGTGGGTGTGGTGCCGAACTCGATGCTGCACTGTGCATCCGTATGCACTCTGATGTGCTTGGTGCGGACGTTGAAGGCTGCTGAAGGAACGGACCCGGCTGTGATCGAGACGGACTGCGAAGCGACAGCCGGCTCCTGGCCGACCTGGAGGGTGCCGCCGGAGAGGGCAGCGAGATGTTCGTACTCTCGGATGGACAGCGTTGCCATAGCGCGATCCTGCGCCCCCGCTTCGCGGATTGCACGGCCCCCCGTATTAGCGGGCGGTTAATTCCCGAGGACGAAATTCCCCGTCTCAGTGTTGCGAAAAATCTCTGCCCCCTCCCCACGGGGGGCGGGTATGCCTCTGAAAAAGCAACCCTGGCGTGTAACGGCCCCAGCTTCGGAACAAACCATGAACGCGAATAGGTCAACGATACTGTCCTAGAGCCAGGCAACCTGCGGTATATAAGTATTAGTACCTACAGCATTATCGACTGATGGTGCTTGCAGTCGGGGCGCTGCCATGCCATGTTACGGGCTGCGGCGCAAAGGCTGGTCTGGGAATCCCACCGATGACACGGTATTAATGGGGAGACGGTAAGGTACGCTGGCAAGACTGGATCTTAACCCCTATAGGATTTAATCCACCATGTCTACAAAGCAAAAGGTTAGCGACCGCACGTTTATCGACGTCAACGGAAATGAGGTTGACTCGATGGAACAGGCCACAGGCGCGCGTTACACGCTTGTGCAGGCGGGCAAGTCGTTCGACGTCCAGCTCGGACAGGCGGGCGCAATGCCCACCATGTTCGCGATTTTCGGCTTCTGGACTAAGATTGGCAACGTCGCCAACACGACCCTAAACGATAAGGACGATCCCGGCACGCATGAGGATGCGGCCTCTGACATTCAGGAATTCCTGGATGGTGTTACTGCCGGGACGTGGCGTGAGGCTGGCACGGGTGCGGCGCGTGGTCCCAAGTATGACAACGCGATTCTCGCTCACGTCTTGTTCGAGCAGGTCACCGCGAACGCTGCCAACGGCGGCAAAGCGGCGGCGGGCGATCTGGCGCACTACGCTGGCCGGATCGAAGCCGACAAGGGCTACCGGGCCAAGGTTCTCGCTAACCCGGCCATCAAGACGGGATATTTCGCCGAGCTGGCGAAGCGGGGCAGCACGGTACCTGCCCCAAGCGTGGACGGACTGGTTTGACACTACGGGGGCCCCGAGAGGGGCCCCTACTTTTTTGGGCCATGCCCGGACCTCTCTAAAAATCTAGAGACGCCTGACCGCTCTGGGTCTGCCTCTAACGGCCTCGCGGTACGCTCGCGAACGCTCCGGCTGTGCGTCGGGCACCCCCACCCCCGCCAACCGGGCGGTGCCTGGTCGGGACACCGCCCAGTGTCCCCTGACCTCCACCCCTCCCCCTCCCCCTACTACCTCCCTCTACTACTACTCTACTTATATTTTTTTTTAGACCTCTATATATATAAGGGAAGGGGGGCCAAGAGGCCCCAGGGAGAGGCGCCCCCGATAGACGTCCCCACACCCCGCCCCCGCCCCCGGGCGGTGCGGCAGGGGGTACCCCCTAGTCCAACACCCGTAGGAGACTTGAGGCAACCCAGAGCCGGTTAGAGTCTAACGCCGAGCGGTCAGCCCCCGATCCCCACCTCAGAGCATAATCGAGAAACCCTAACCATATCAACAGCTTAGCCTGCGACACATTGTCACATCCCCAAACCGCCCGGTATATGCCAGACTCTACATGGGCCCGACGTCTATCCACCACCAGGAGCCCACAGAGGCCGATATGAGCACACCACGCAACATGGACCACCAATACTTTATCGAGGCAGCCGCGATCTGGGCAGCCTACTTTTCGAAGCAGATCAGCATGATCGTCCGCGACGCCATGCTGGGCCGCCTGCGCGCCGGCGCTTCCGCCATCGACGACCTGGCCTAACCGCCATGAGCCGCCTCTACGCAGCCCACCTAGTCGTTGCCCTAACCGAGCAAGGGACCGTTTACTTTGGCCCCTTCCGCACCCAGGAGCAAGCCCAGACCTACGCAGCTTCGCTTCCTGCGGACACCTCCTACAGCATCCGACACCTCATCGTGCCGGACGCCTGCCACATCACCATCACCGAGAAAGCCGCTACCACGATCCCTCGTTAGCGGCCTAAGCCGGGGGCGCAGTCCGGTGCTGCGTCTGCGCCCCCGGTAATCACCACGAAGCAGCACACCTTAGCACCAAGGAAACCTCGCAATGACCACCCAAGACATCGCCCACCGGGGCCAAGCCCCACAGAAGATCCAAACCCAGCTCGACTTCATCCTGCTCGACTCCAGCGGCAGCATGGAGGGAACGTGGTGGGAAACCCTTGAAGCCGTTCAGGCGTACGTCGACGGCCTCAAGGTCGCCAACGTCAACAGCCAGATGATGCTCGTGACGTTCGACACCACCGACAAAGAGCTTTTGCACCGGGACGTCCCCATCGCCGACTGGAAGGATCTGATGACCGATCCAGTCGCAGGCCACTTCTCCATGACGCCCCTCTATGATGCCATCAACCTCATGGGACGACGGCTGCGCGACCTGGACCCGCCTCGCTGCGCGATCACCATCGTCACCGACGGCGACGAGCAGGGCAGCTCCTTCACCAACCTCACCCAAGCCAAGAGCATACTGGACTGGTGCCGGGCGAAGGGCTGGCAGGTCACCTTCATCGGCGCAGAGTTCAACAACGCCAAGCTCGCCGCCTCCCTCGGCTGCAACCCGAGTGCCGCGATAGGCGTGGACCGCAAACTGCTCCCCGACGCCGCCAAGGCGCTCGCCAAGAAGCGGGCCGCCTACGGCCTCTATGGCGACGCCATGCACTTCTCCGATGATGAGCGGCAGGAGTTCGGTGGCTTCCTCTCAGACCTCTCGGGGGGCAAATAGCCATGACCCAGTCCGCAGCACCGGACGACGGTCCCAGCTTGACCCTTCTCATCAAGCTGCTGAAGATGACCACCTCATCGAACGATGGTGAGGTCTGCATCGCAGCTCGCAAGGCGAATGGCCTTCTCGGTCGCCATTTCGGTGGCGACTGGGAGGCTCTGCTGCGTGGCAAAGTAACCGTCATCGGCGACCCCTTCGCCGACATGCCCGCGCCTCCCAAGAAGGAGGCGACCCCCACTCCCCGCGCACCCATGCGGCCTCAGCCCCGCGCCCCGCAGCGTCCCGTGCCTCCGCGCGCGTCGCCCTCATCGACGTTCGGCTCGCCCGGAGCGGCCGCGGCAGCGGCAGCGCAAGCCCGAGTGCAAGCTGCCCAGACACAGCAAGCCTATTCCGCCCGCAGGGCAGCGCAATGGAAGCCCGGCCCATCCGGCGGCAAGACCCGGAGCAATCTGTTCGCCGGCTCCTGCGTGAAGTGCTCGAATCACGTCGCCGTCGACGACGGCTTCTCGATGAAGGACACCTCCTGGAACACGAACTCTAAGTGGCAGGTGTGCTGCCATCCCTGCTTCTACAAAGGAGCCCCCGCTGGCTACGCAGCCACGAAGGCCACCGTCACATCCATCGACATCGACAGCTTGGCCTGAGGAGGGCCCCCATGTTCATTCTCCACCACCACGTCCAACGCTGCCGGACCTGCGGCACAGCCGAGGCCTGGTCCTGCCTCTACCTCGCAGCCCACAAGGGGACCGGCACAGAGCTGGTTTCGTTCAAGGGCGACCTCCCACCCGACGCCATCGTCCACAAGACGCCCCCGATGCACACCACCGTCCCCACCTGCCTCGAGTGCCACCTTGCCGACGCCAACGCCGCCTCCCGCTCCGCCGCCGCCTACGCCCGTTTCGAGGAAGCACGGCAGCGCAAGCGCATCGAAGCGGCTACACCGCCCCCGAGCGCCCAAAAGCGCTTCGTCACCATCGACGACCTTGCCTAGCGGCAAGTGCCGCTTCTCAACCCCCAACTAGAGGAACGCGATATGGTCCCATCCCTCATACAGCGCAACGACGACCCGCCGGACGAGCCAGATCCGGCCTGCGAAGTCTGCTGCTTCGAGGCAGGCTCCTGCATCTGCCCTCCCTGCGAATACTGCGGCGAGCGCGGCGTCCTGGCCTGCTACGAAACGAAGCCAGGCTTCCGCCTCTCCATCACGAAGGCGCAGGCGATCGCTCGCATCCGCTATCGCGCCCACCTCTATCGCGAAGCCGCCGAGCGCGAAGGCCAGTACGCCGAGTGGCTCGACAGCACTCCCGGAGGCGAAATCTCGCCTCACATCGAGGACTATCCCACCACCATCTAGAAGGACGTACCGTTATGCCTGACACCGAACAGATGCTATTCGAAGCCCTCTCACTCGAGGTCTCGAAATCCCTCGTCTCCACCATCCGCGCCGTTACGGAGGTGAGCCAAGACACCCGCCTCCTCCCCAAGAGCAACCAACGCTCCTTCATGACGGCCCTGCTGATCCAGCAGGCCGACATGCTCCATGAACTGATCGGCTTCATGCTCTCCACCGAGAAGCGTGGACCCGGCGTCATGTGCTCTAAGGAGCTCAAGCTGCTCGCCGCCCTGACCGCCCACTACGCCCAATCAGGCGTCTCAGAAGCCTACTCCGCTGCCATCTGCACCGTCGACAAGCTCGGGCACACCGTCCCCGAGCGGCTCATCAAACCATAAGGAGGCCAACATGACCGACACCACCAACGGCGATCTCCCTCCCGTCCGCGAGAACCTCGTAGCGCAGGCGGAGCGCGTCCATCAGGAGATCCTCCACGACCGCGACCTACTGCGCGCCAAGCTCTCGGAGGCCAACACCACCATCGACGGCCTGACCGCGCAGCTCAAAGTCGCTGAGCTGGAGGCCTCCCAGCTCCGCAACCGGGCCGACAACTCGGTCGCCATCGTCAACGAAGCCATCGCCCGCCGCGCCGCCGTGGAGGCCGTTCTCGCCTCCATGATGGCAATCGGGCGCGCCTTCCAAATCGAAAACACCCCGCTCGTCCGTGAAACCGAGGAGGAAGCATATGCGGAAAACCTCAACCGTGACTTTACTCATGCTCCTGACAACGTGTTTCGTCCCGACCCCATTCGCGATGGGGGACGGTAATGAAGCAGAAGCGGCAGCGTGTCTATCGCGTGAAGCGGCCCGCAAAACGTGGCCGCGCACCTACCTCTACTGGCACCGTGGCCCGGCTGGAGCTAGGTGCTGGAGCGACCGACGCGGAGGCAGCGTTCGACCACTACCTCGTCCAGCTCCAGCGTCTCGGCCGCAAACCGCGGAGCCGCTCATGATCGCCCCCGAGCTGGTGCCTGTGGCACCAGCGCACAACTTGCTCGACCTGCCGCAATGGCAATGGCTCGCAGCCGCTCGAGGGGCCGAGAGGCCCCTCGACGAGCTGCCGGTCGACGCAATCTTCTCCACCTTCCCGCCCGGCACCGAGCCCGACGCCTGGCCCCTCCTGCCGCCCCGAGAGGGGGCGGTCTGGAGCGACCCGCTCGCTTGGCTCGTCGCTGGGCTGATGTTGCTGGTTTTCGTCTTGCTGTTCATCGTAGTCCGAAGGAGCCTCCATGCCCCATTTTCCGAATAGCCGCGGGCGCACCAAGCCGCCCACGCCGCTCTCGAGCTTCGACCCACGCCTCCGTGAGCTTCTGCTGCAAGGCAGCACGGGCGTGGTGGAGGTACCCTGCGCCTCCCGAGGCGAAGCCATACGGCTGAGGCAGCGCTTCAACCAGTTCCGCTTCGCCGCCAAGCAGCACTGGGGCGCCGAGGCGCCCCATGAGTGGGAACCCCTCTACCGCTGCATCGTCCAGCAGGACGGCGCAAAGCTCACCCTCCGCCCCCGCGATAGCGAGTTCGACAGCGCCCTCTCAGGCGCTGGTGCGCTGGGGCCTACGGCCCCAGTCCTCCCTCCCGATTTCCTCGACACCATCACGAAGGATACCGAATCATGAAAAGCCTCTGGTGCAGCCTATTCCACAGCAAGCACTGGCACGACCGCCGCCCCTTCACCCTCATCCGCTGCTTGAAGTGTGGTCGCCTCTGGTCCCACGACTATACCCGGAGGGAGCGAGGCTTCCATCTCGACCACCACGCCATCCGTCCCCCTCGCTCCAAGGAGGTTGAAAAATGACACTTGACACAAGCGGGCGGTGCGCCCATAATACCGCCCGGTTCATGGAGTTAACAGCAATGCCCCTTCGCCCCGGTCGCCCTCTCGTGCCGCACTTGCGCGCCGAATGGAAGCTCTCACTGCGCGCCGCAATCGCCGCCGAGGTGGATCTGATGCTAGAAGACCCGCTCACCCGCAAGCCGAAATACGGCTCGCGCAGCAAGCTGGTTGAGAGCCTGCTCGATGAGTGGATCGCCCGCCAGAAGGGCGACCCGAGCGGCCCTGTCCCAACCCGAGAGGAGCTGGTATCGTGAGCGCCATCGACGGAAAAGTCTGCGTCAACTGCCGCTTTTGGGAGAACGGCCTCTGCCGCCACTCACCTCCGCACCCGACCGGCGACTGGCCTCGCACCAAGGAGAACGACTGGTGCGGGCGCTGGGAGCCCGAAGCCCCGAATCGCCGCCGGGAACGTGAGACGGCCGACACAATGGATGACCTCGCATGACTGAAGTCCGAGATCTATTCCCCGAGATCGAAAAGCGGGACACCCCCTGGCTCCACACCCGAATGGAAGAGCTGCGGGCCACCGCGCCCGGCGGCAACTTCAGGGAGCTTTCCGACGAAGCGCTCTCCGAGCTGCTCGTCATCACGAGGGCGCTGCGAAAGCGCGCCGCGTCTCCCGGCTCCACGGCTCGCGCCAAGAAGGTCGCAGCCTCGTCGCTGGATGCTCTCGCATGAAGGACTTTCGGGAGCCTCCCTTCAAGCTGCCCCGCCTCCTGCTGCTGAATGCAGAGCCGCAGATGGCGTCCAGCATCTCGCTGGCGCTCGGCAGCCACTGCCTCCCATTCGCCTTCGGCGAGCCGTATCGTTCCGCAATCCGCGGCCTCATCAACGAAGGCATCGAGGAAATGGGGCCCAACCCGGAGTTCGTCGAGGTGGGTGAGCACACCTACCTGCGCCGCAACCTCGAAACGATACTGCAAGACAGCTTCGAGGAGCAGCTCGGGGAGGACTTCACCGGACTGCTGCTCGCGCACCGCATGTGGCACGAGCTGCCGTACTTCGCCTGCCTCTCGGTCGAAGACGCCACCGTGCCGAACACCCCAGCCATCCGGCACCTCTGCAACCGCTTCATCAGCAGCAACGCACTCGCAGCAAAGGAGATCTACTGGCTCAACATCAACGGAACAACCATATTCGCCCCTCCGTGGGTGACAGCTAAAGGCATCCGCTTCGGCTCGATGTCTGCCTCGCAACTGACCTCAAAAGCCGAGATCCTTTCGGCAATGGAGATGTTAGCATGACCACCACAGCTTCGCTTCCGACCTACATCGACGCCACCATGATGGCGACCTTCCGCCAATGCCCTCGCAAGTTCTTCACAGAGTTCTGCCTCAACCTGCGGCCTGCCCGGCTCTCAATCGACCTCCACGCCGGGGCCTGCTTCGCGAGCGCGATCGAGAACCTCTACACCCACTACTACGGGAAGGCGGGCACGGTGGGTGTCGACTTCGACACCGCCCTCGCCCGCACGCATGGGCAGTTCCTCGATCAGTGGGGCGACTTCGTCGCAAACAAACCTACCCCGAAGAGCCGCGAGAACGTCTGGCGCGCCGTTGAGACGTATTTCGCCAACTGGCGTCCGGAGACGGATCCGATCCAGCCCTTCGATAAAACGGGAGGCGGTGCTTTCGAGTTCACCTTCGCAATCCCCCTCCCGACCGCCGACCACACCGGCGGCTTCCCCCGCCACCCGAACGGCGAACCCTTCCTGTTCGCCGGTAGGTTCGATCTGCTCGGCCTCTGGCAGGATCGCCCCATCATCCGGGACGAGAAAACCACCACCTCCATCGGAGCACAGTGGGCCGACCAATGGCGCTTGCGCTCTCAGTTCATGGGCTACGTCTGGGCCTGCCAGCAGAGCGGTATCCAGCTCGACACCGTCTGTATCCGCGGCATCGGCATCCTCATGAAGGAGATTAAGCTGGCCGAAGCCTTCAAGACGTATGGCCCCAGCCGGATCGAGCGCTGGTATCAGCAGTTCCAGCGTGATCTGTGGCGGCTCACGAAGTGCTGGAACGAGGGCTACTTCGACTATAATTTCGCCGACGCCTGTACCTCCTACGGAGGCTGTCCGTTCATGGATCTCTGCGAGAGCGATCATCCCGAGCGCTGGTACGATCAGTACGAGCGCCGCAACTGGAACCCCACGCAGAAGAACCCGATCGCCGTCGAGACTCCCGAAGGGAGGGCCGCATGAAAGCCGGGGAGACACCTGTCAGCTTCGAGGACGTCACCGACGTTCTCGTCGCCACCATCGAGCGGATGCGTGACATGCGCCGCCTCTCGGGCTCGCAGCCGATCAGCACCCACGCGCTCGTCTCCGTCATGCTGGAGCAGTTCCGCGACCTGCACGCCAAGAAGATGAACGTCGACACCGTCATGGCCGCAGGCCGCGCAGCGGCGGCGCGAGCCGCCCGCGAGATGCCCGCCCCTCCCACCACCCCCTTCCAGAAGGATACGCCTAAATGAGCTTCTGTCTATCTGGCGAAGTCAAGGTGCTCGCAATCCGCGAGCACTCTCGCACCATCCGAGGCCACAAAGACCCAACCACGGGCTCCGCCCTTCTCGACAGCATCAATCTCGGCTGGTTCATCCACCTGGAGTTCGAGGGCGGCGTGTACGCCTTCCGCTTCGGCACCGACAAACCGATCGGCATCGCAGAAGGCGACACCGTAACCGTAACCGTAACGAAGGACTAACCACCATGCTCTCACCACCAAGCACTCTCCTCATCGGACCCGGCGGGACCGGGAAGACGACCAGCGTCGTCACCCTCCTCGCAGAGGGGCTCAACGTGCGGATGATGGCGACCGAGCCTTCGGCACCCAACCGCGTCATCGAGGAGTGCAAGAAGCGGGGCGTCTCGGACGCCCGGTTCGACTGGCACTTCGTCAGCCCGTCCCCACCCAAGTGGCAGAGCTTGATCGACTCCGCCAACACCGTCAACCTCATGAGCTTGAAAGATATAGCGGACATGCGGGGCGGCATTGCGAAGCAGGACGGGAAGCAGTGGATCAGCTTCCTCAATAACCTCGCCAATTTCACCTCCGATCGCACCGGCGAGGTGCTCGGCGACGTGACGCAATGGGGGCACGACTGCGCCCTCGTGATCGACGGCCTGACGGGCGTCTCGACCATGTCCCGCAACCTGACGGTCGGCCTCAAGCCGAACCCGGCTCCCGGCGAGTGGGGCGTCATGCAGAGCAATATCCAGAACCTCCTGCTCAAGCTGACCTCCGACTGCAAGTGCTTTTTCGTCCTCATCGGCCATGTGGAGCGCGAAACGAATGAACTCACCGGACTCTCCAACATCACCGTCTCAACTCTGGGTGCAAAGCTGGCACCTAAACTGCCCCCGCTGTTCACAAACGTCGTATATGCTAAGCGAGTGGGAACTAACTTCCTCTGGTCCACAGCAGACACGGGAGTGGACACTAAGTCTGGAGATCTACCTCTTAGCGACACCATTCTTCCCAGTTTCAAGCCAATCGTGGACAGTTTCCGCGCGAGGCTGAAAGCCGCGCAACCGGCCCTCGTTGCAACCGCGTAACCGCGAAACCGAAGGAGACTACGAATGAGCTTTGATCCTAATGCGTTCATGCAGAGCGCAGCCGACCCCATGCCGACGCAGATGAACGTCTGCCCGGAGGGCGAGTACCCCTTCATGATCGACAGCGATCCCAAGAGTGTCGCCGTTAAGAACATCAAGGGCGTTGGGAAGGAGTCCGGCAAGCCGTACGACTTCTATCAGATGGAAATCACCTGCCTCCTCGCCGACGAAGCCGTCAAGGCCAAGCTGAACCGCGCCAAGGTCACGGTGCGCTTCCGCGTCAACCTCGATATCGACGGCGGCGGAAAGCTGGAGCAGGGCGAGGGCCGCAACGTCGGCCTCGGCCGTCTCCGCGCCGCTCTCGGACAGAACACTCCCGGCTGGAAGCCCCAGGATCTCCTGGGTGCCGGGCCCTTCATCGGGAAGGTGGAGCACACCACCGTCAAGGATGCCACCTATGCCGACATCGTGCGCGTCGGTAAAGTTAGCTAACTAGCCGTTAAGAGGAAGGCCGCCATGCGTTGCGAGATCGTCAGCTTCGTCGTTCAGGTTGATCCTCGCTACGCTGGCGGCGCTTCCCGCGCCTGCCATCAATGCAACACCCACCTCATGTACGACATAGGCGTCATGGACGAAACCAATCTCTGCCCCGTCGGTAAGGTTGAGAAGGCCGTCGAAGACGGCCTCGCCCGCATCGAAGCCGCTCTCGCGAAAGGAATCTCGTAGTGCCCTTCCTCCCCATCAGCAGCATTCAGATCCGCAACCGGCAACGGGAGGTGGACCGCGCCACCGTCGGACAGCTCAAGCTGTCCGTCGCCAGCAAGGGCCTGATGCACGCTCCCATCATCGCCAAGGACGCCGCCGGCACCTTCCTCGTCGCCGGGATGCACCGCTTGACGGCACTCTCAGAGCTTCATGCTGAAGGTATAAGACCGCTATACGATGGTATAATCGTACCGAGCGGCGAGACACCCATCGTCAACGTCTTCGACCTTAGCCCGGCTGACCTCATGGAAGCGGAGCTGGAGGAGAACATCATCCGCTCCCCGATCTCCTGGCAGGACCGCGCGAGGGCGATCGCCGCGATCCACCAGCTCCGGCGCGAAGCGAACCCCGACCAGACCTTCATGGCAACCGCGAAGGAACTCCTTGCGAAGCAGGGCTCGGACGCCACCCCTTCGGGCACCTTCCGCAAAGCCATCCGCGACAGCGTCCTGCTCGCGGACAATCTTCACAAGCCCTCGGTCGCGAAGGCGAGGAACGCCACGGAGGCAATGGGCATCCTACTCAAGGAGATCGAAAGTGGCGCGGAAGCAGAACTCATCACTCGCCGCACGGCTGGGGCGAACACTATCGTCCGGCTTTGCGAAGTACGTCTGGGAGACTTTACAAAGCTCCTTCCCGACCTGGACGAAGGACTCTTCGATCTTATCATTGCAGACCTCCCTTACGGTATCGGGGCTGACAGTGGAGGCTTCCGGCAACGAACAGTTGAGCATCACAATTACGATGATTCTCCGGAAACCGCCACAGGGCTCCTTCGAGCGGTCCTTAGCGAAGGCTTCCGCGTCACGAAGCCCCGCGCGAACATCTTCATCTTCGGTGACGTCGACATGTTCCCCCTCTTCAAGACCGCCGCTGCCAACATGGGCTGGAAGCCCTTCCGCACGCCCGTCATCTGGCGCAAGAGCGAAGCCGAGGGGCTCGCGCCGTGGGGCCGCGAAGGGTTCCGGCGAACGTACGAAATGATCTTCTTCGCGACCAAGGGCAAAAAGGGCCTGCTGCAATCGCCCGTAGACATCCTCGACGAGAGCCGCGTGGCGCGCCACCATCGCCGCTACGGTCCTGAGAAGCCCGTGGGGCTGCTGGAGCAGCTAATCGAGTGCGCGACCATGCCCGGCGACTATATTCTCGACCCGGTGTGCGGCGCAGGGAGCACCCTGATCGCCGCCCGACACCTCAAGCGCAAGGCGCTCGGCATCGAAATCAATCGCGTTCCGTACAATCTCGCCGTCGTCGCGGCCGAACGTGACCCGATCGAAATCGTCCCACCCCCAGACGCAGAGGAGAACCTCGCATGAAAGCCGCAGCCCTCGCACTGCTGCTCGCCACCACCGCTCCAGTGCAAGCCATCACCGTCTCTTGGGACTTCACCGCGACGCCGAATCCGGTCGAAGCGGGCAGCCTCGTGACCTTTCGCCTGACGCCCACGCTCGGCCTGCCGGATCCCGGCTACTACGCCCCCGGCCTCGACGGCGGATTCTACATCACCTCCTTCGACAGCTTCGGCCACCAGACATACCTAACCGCCTACGGAGTGGGTGAATGGTCCTTCTTCTACCCAGACCCCGGCTCGTTCCTCGCGAGCTATACGGTCGGCGGCTACATCACGCAGGCGCAGTTCTGCGCCCCCTGGGCCTGCCCTCTCCGTCACACCTCCTACAGCTATGGCGGCAGCACAGCCGTCGTCGTCGTTCCCGGTCCCATCGTGGGAGCCGGGCTACCTGGCCTGCTTCTGGCGGGAGCTAGCCTGTTCACCTTCCTCCGCCGCAAAAGGAACTAAGCCTATGAAGAAGCTTCTGCTGGCATCTGTCGCCTGCCTCGCGCTCGCCAGCGGCGCAAAAGCCGACATCCTGGGGGGTCTCGATTGGGACGCCTCGGGTGCTACCCTCTTGCAACTGACCCCGACTGTGCCGACCGGGAATCAGGTGCAGAACCTCCCCTGCATCATCTGCGGAGCCAACCAGCCTCAACAGCCGACCGGGTTCGGTTACAACCTGTTCGGCAATACCGGCAACGCAGACACGGTGGCGTTTTTCTCGACGTCCATCGCCGGTCAACCGCAGACCGGCCTCGCCCTCGACACCTTCGGCGGCGTCGCGAGCGGCTACGCTATCGGTGCCGGAAGCGTCTTCCAGAACGCCCTCTTGGGCAGCCTGGGCTTCTCGGTCGGTATCGACGTCAACGACACCAACACGGCGCAGACCCTCGAGTCGTTCTGGTTCCTGAACTACACGCAGCAAACCGTTCTTGCTGTGTACTCCCCAGGGCCAGGCGGCACGCTGCTCCCAGCGATCAATGACGGGACCGGCTACCCCGACTGGACCCTCACCGGCTTCGACCTGACCGGCATCAACATCGGGGATCGGATCGGCTTCTTCGCTCGCATCACCGGCGCGAACGACGGACCCGACTCCTTCTTCATTGTGCCGGTCGCCGTTCCTGGCCCGGCGGTCGGCGCAGGCTTGCCTGCTCTGCTCGCTGGCGTGATGGGACTCTTCGGACTGCAACGTCTGCGGCGACGCCGCAATGCCGCGTAAGCCTCTCACAGAGGCCCAAAGAAAGGCCCGCCGGCGCTTCGTACTGAGGCGCTGGCGGAAGGCTAATCCTACCTACGCGCACGAATGGCAGATCGCCAACCGTGCCTACGTTACGCGGCAGAAGCGGAAGTACCGAGCCCGAAAGGCAAAGCGATGAAACCCTGTCTGGCAAAGCAGTTCGCAAGAGCATACTTCGCAGCAGGAAAGCGAAATGATGACTTCCGCACCCTCATAAAGCAGATCGACCCAAAGGTCCACATCTCCATGCACACGAAGGGCGCTGCCCTTTTCGTCTTCTCCGACGATAGCTGGGGCGAATGTACCTTTTATGATGATGACACCGCCGACGTGTGGGGCTACCCCAAGCGCGCCCGCAAGGGAGGCAACCTTGGCCTCTGACATTTGGTACGGCACCTCCGGACCGCGCAGCGCCCGCATCGTCGTGGTGGGCGAGAGCTGGGGCTGGGAGGAGCAGCAGGCGCGGGCTCCGTTCGTCGGGCAGAGCGGCCAGGAGCTGCGGCGGATGATCGCCGAGGCAGGGCTGGATCCCGACGAGTGCTTCTACACCAATGTGGTTCCCGAGCGGCCTGACGGCAATGAAATGTGGCGCTTTTTCAGCCCAACGAAGGGAGCGGTAGCTCCCTTCGTTCGTGGCCTCTATCCTCTCCCGAACGTGGTCGAAGGCCTCCGGTGTCTCCATGAACAGCTTAGAGCAATCAAGCCGCTGGTGGTGGTGGCTTGTGGGAACTATGCCCTCTGGGCTCTCACCAATTGCACCTCCTGGTCTACGCCAGCGGAGGCAGAGGGACGAAGGGTGCCGTCAGGCATCATGCAGTGGCGCGGCTCTCAGTGGTATTGTGACGCCGTACCGGACCTTGCCACCCTGCCTCTCGTTCCCCTTATCCATCCCGCTGCAATTCTGCGCGCTTGGTACAACCGCGCTGTCACTGTCCATGATCTTCGGGAGCGCGTCTGCAAGCAGGGACTAGCGCGCGACTGGCGCGGCCCGAAGCCGCAGGTCCACGCCCCGCCCACCTTCGAGCACGCCCGCAGCACCCTGATCCACTGGATCAACTCCTGCAACAACGGCAACAAGCTCCGTCTAATGAACGACATCGAAACAGCGCGCGGACTCATGACGTGTATCGGCTTCGCCGACAGTCCACAGTTTGCCATGAGTATCCCGTTCATTCGAACGGGTTACGGTCAACCGTTTGAGAGCTATTGGACCTATGAGGAAGAAAAGACACTGGTTAAACTCATACGAACCCTACTCAGTCACCCTAACTGCCTCGTTGAGGGGCAGAACTACCTCTACGACATACAGTATATCCAGAAATTCCTTGGCTGTACTCCTCAACATGCTTTCGATTCTATGCTTGCCCACCACCTCCTCTTCCCCGGGACGCCCAAGGGGCTCGACTACCTCTCCTCCCTCTACTGCAAGTACCACTGGTACTGGAAGGAGGACCACAAAGAATGGGACATGCGGGGCAGCATCGAACAGCTCTTGCAGTACAATGCCCTCGACTGTCTCAAAAACTTCGAAATCAATACCGTCCTTAAAGACCTTATACCAAAGCTCGGACAAGAAGCCCAGTGGGCGGAGGAGATGGAAAAGAACAGCCTCGCGCTCGAAATGATGAACCGCGGCATCCGGATCGACACCGGAGAGCGAGGCATGTTCCTGATGAACCTCTGCGCGGAGGCGGACAGCATGGCCTTCTGGTTCAACCGCATCCTTCCGCAAGAGTTCGTCTCCCCCGACGCCGGGAAGGGCGTGGCCGCGTGGTGGCAATCACCCCACCAGCAGCGCCGCTTCTTCGGAACCGACCTCGGCTTCAACCTCCCCACCAACCGCAAGACCGACCGCAAGACCTTCAACGGCGAAGCGCTCACGCAGCTTGGCGATCGGCATCCCGAGTTCATCCGCCTCTTCGAGGCGCTCGAACTTTTCAGAAGCATCCGCGTCTTCACCAACACCTTCGTGAGAGCGGAGCTGGACGACGCCCCCGGCGGAAGCCGCATGAGGTGTATGTTTAACACGGCCGGAACGGAGACGTTCCGGTGGTCGTCCTCCGAGAACGCCTTCGGTCGGGGCACGAACCTTCAGAACATACCGAAAGGCGAGGAGGACTAGCATGGTGCCCGTAATGGTGATCTCCCCCTACGCCGGGAAGAATCCCGCCGAGGTCAAGGTCCACGTCGACTACGCCAACCGCTGTATGCTCGACTGCCTTTACGCGCACGGCGAGGCCCCCTTCGCCACGCATGTGCTCTACACGAAAATGCTCGACGACCAAGACCCGCAGCAGCGCGCGCTCGGCCTCCAAGCCGGGGACGAATGGGCCAAGCTCGCCACCCGGCTGGTCGTCTACACCGACTACGGCTTCTCGGACGGCATGAACGAGACGATCAACAAGAGCGGCAAGCCCTGCGTCCACCGCTCCATCGGTCCGAATCCGAGCGGCCAGCCGAACGAGGGTAAATGAACCTCACCTTCACGAAGCTGCACCCGGAAGCGGCGCCTCCGATCCGCGCCTATGGATCGAGCGCCGCCTGGGACTTGGCTGCCTTCCTGAAAACACCCGAGGGGCGTTATCGCACCTTGACTCTCGCCCCGAGATCAACTATCCTAATCCCCACGGGCCTTTCACTCCTCGCACCACCCGGCTCGGTCCTCCTGATCTGTTCCCGTAGCGGGCTCGCGGCCCGTTCCGTATTCGTAACCAACTCGCCCGGCGTGGTCGATCCCGACTATGTTGGTGAAATCAAAGTCCTCCTCAGCAACGGAGGCATGGAGCCCTATTATGTCCAGCACGGAGACCGGGTCGCTCAAGCCCTCATCGTCGGCCTCGTCAACTGCACCCTTGCCGAGTCCGCTGCCCTCCAGCTCACCGAGCGGGGCGATAAAGGCTTCGGTAGTACCGGCCTTTAAGCTGCCCAACGTCCGCCGCTTGTTCATTCCCGATAAGGGCTACATGCTCTATGAGGCTGACCTCTCAGGAGCGGACGGGCAGGTGGTCGCCTGGGAGGCAGACGACAAGGAGCTGAAAAGCTGGCTCCGCGACGGCACCGATATGCACGTCCGGCACGGCATAGAGGTGGGTGGCGAAAAGGAGCTGCTGACGCTCTCACCGACCAGCTTCCGCTACTATCAGCTTCGCCAATCGTACAAGCACGCCACCCACGGAGTTCATTATGGAGCGTCAGATTATGCTCTTACACGTCACCCTAGCATCGCGTGGCCTCGCCATAAAGCGCAGCGCTACATTGCGAACTATTTTGCCCGACGACCCGGCGTCAAAGAATGGCATAATCGTACAGATCACAACTTACGAACTTCCCGAACCGCGCGAAACGCATTTAACTATCGCATCATCTACTTCGACCGGGTGGACGGGCTCCTTCCACAAGCTCTCGCCTGGGTTCCCCAAAGCACCGTGGCCCTCGTATGTTTCAAAGGCGCTCTGAGACTCCGCAAAGCGCTCCCTTGGGTGGAGATCCTGTTGCAAGTCCACGACTCCCTGCTGTTCCAGGTGCCCATGCATCGCGCCGACAGCGTTCCGCTGTTCCGCGAGCACTTGGCTGTGGAGGTGCCCTACCCGAATGACCCCCTCGTGATACCTTGGGGCATGGCCCGCTCCGAGAAGAGCTGGGGAGAGGTTTCTAAGGTGTAAGCGGGCAGTGTCTGGTGGCGACACCGCCCGGTTCAAACTTTTCCATAAAGTCAACGAGAAGCCGAATGGCGCGAAACTTCCCCAACTGGCTTACCGCGTACGCGACGTACACGGCTGACAGCGAGAGCCCTCGCGAGTTCCACCTATGGACGGGCATCTGGACACTGGCAGGCGCCCTCCGGCGCCGGGTGTGGATCGACATGAGGAAATTCCAATGGACCCCCAACTTCTACATCATCCTGGTCGGCCCTCCGGGGATAGTGAACAAGTCCACAACCTCCCGTACTGGGATGCGCCTGCTAGAGCAAGTGGATGGGATCAAATTTGGGCCGCCCTCTATCACTTGGCAAAAGCTAGCGGATTCCCTATCGGCCGCTGCCGAGCATATGAAACATACAAAGCCGGACGGGACCGACGGCTTCCTCCCCATGAGCTGCCTGACGATCCAGGTGTCGGAGCTGGGCACATTCCTCAAAATCGAAGACGGTGCTCTTGTCGACGTTCTTGTCGATTTGTGGGATGGGCAACTAAGCACATGGGGACACTCTACGAAGATGTCGGGGGACGTGATAATCAAGAACCCCTGGCTGAACATAATCGGCTGCACGACCCCCTCGTGGCTGAAGGCGAACTTCCCGGAACACCTGATCGGGGGCGGACTCACCTCCCGGATAATCTTCGTCCACGGCGAGGAGAAGACCCAACTGATACCGTATCCTGACCAGCACCTTCCACCCGCCGCCTACTTCAAGCTCGAGAATGAGCTGATCGCCGACCTTAAGGACATAGCTAAGCTATCGGGCGAATACCGTCTCACCACGGAGGCCCGTACCTGGGGCGAGCAGTGGTACACGAACCATTGGGATACGGGCCTCCGCCCCAAACACTTATCGTCCGAGAGGTACGGCGGCTATATTGCGCGGAAGCAGACCCACCTCCACAAGCTGGCCCTCATTATCGCGGCAGCGCAGGGGCCGCACCTCATCATCGAGAAGCACCATCTGGAGCTAGCCGAAAGCCTGCTCGTTTCGACTGAGCCGCACATGATGAAGGTCTTTGAGTCGATCGGCATCGTTCACGAGGCCCGCCATCTGGCGGAGCTGCTTCCCTTCCTCCGAGCGCACGGCTTCCTAACCGCCGACCAGCTTTGGAAGTGCGTGATGAATCTGATGAGCTTGAAGGACTATGAGGAAGCACTGAAGGCGGGACTGAAAGGCGGAACGCTGTGTATCGCTCAGAACGGCGTCTCGCAAGGGATCGCTCTCGCGGCCACCATTCCCCCGAAGGGGGCTAACGGACCTTCTCCTTCTCAATCCGCACCCTAGCATCGCCTCCCGGGTACAGCCGATCAACCTCTTGCGCGATCGGAATCTCCCGCTTCCTGATCGGAATCCCCGTCTCGGCAGCCTGCGCTCCCTTCGCCCGGTTCCGGAAGGACTGCGCCATAACGTCTCGCGAGATCACATACATGGACGCGGGGGTGCCCGCCACCTCCCGATTGAAGCCGATCCGCGCTTCGTTCACCCGCTTGAACTCCTCCGGATCCTGCCGCGACTGCCACAACTGGCTCAAAATCGTCTGCTGCCGCGACTGCCAGTAGACGTTCTCCTCCATCTTCGCCATCCTCCGATCCCACTCGTTCGTCAGACGCGCAGGTTGGAAGCCGAGCGCCAGTTCAATCATCTCCGCGACGTGCCACGGATCCGTCCGATCATAGCGCATGACGGTGTTGCCGCGCACGTCCCTCTCTCTTCCCTCCTCAAACGCCCTGAACCCGGTGCTGACGGACTTCAGAAAGCGCGGCATGATATACTCATAGGCTTTCCGATCGTCCCAATGATACCCGCTCTGCATAAATTTGTAGAGCGAGAACGGCATCCCGCCGTACACGGCTCCTCCGGCCTGCGCCAGCCCTTGCAGCGCCGCCTTGTCCTTATCCTTCGACGTCGCTATTGCATTCAGATCAACCGGGATACCTCGCCCGAGGCTGATCGCCCGGCTCATGTCCACCTGTCCGGAGCGGTGAGCCGCACCGTAGCCCGTCCTGTCCTCCCGGACCTTCGGGCCGGGGACGCCCAGGTGCTGAAGCGCCGCAGGTGCTCCGAAGCCGTTCCGGCTCATCCCATGCAGGATCAGGTCGGCCCATTCGGCATCTTCCGCCTCGTCGTCGCCGAGAAGGCCCATGATGAGCTTCTTGATCTCCTTCTCGGAATCCCAATCCTTATCGAGGGCTTCGCCGAGAATCCGAATCAAGCCTTTCACGTCCTCCGCGAACGGCCACCCCATGAGTCCGCCGAGGGCGCTGTACGCCAGCAAACCGCGCCACCGCGTACCTTTGTTGTTCCAGTACATTGCGAGCATGTTCACCGCAAAGCTCTTAAAGATGAACACCGTCCGCCACTTCCCGCGCATAAACCGCGGCTCCGCATACTGCTTATAGATGCCCTGCGTTTGCTCCGTTGCGTCCTTCGCCGTCACGAACGCAGCCGCGCGTGCCGCGGGGTCTGGCACGGTGCTGCCGAGTTGCAGCAAAATGCTCTGATATTGCAACTGGTGCTTCTGGACGGATTCCTGAACGTACTTTGCGTTCGGGTTGCTCTTCGCCAGCGCATAGGTCGCCCGGAAGGTGACGCGGCGGTTGAACTGCTCTGCGAGTTCGAACTGCTTAGCGGACCACTCCAACGTATTGTGCCACGCCCGCGACGCGTATCCTTTCGTGCTCCGGGTGAGATTGTCCAGCTCCGCGACGGCCGCCATTTCGGGAGCCATCGCCTCCGTAATCGTGCCCGCCTTAATGCCTTGATCGAGGGCCCAGAGCTGTTCATCCGTCTGGGTCGCCATCGTCCCCTTCTTATAATAGCTGCTGATGCTGGCCCCCGCGCGGATGATCGCGGCGATCGACTTCCCGTCCCCGAACTTCGCCCCCAAGAAGGGCATGGTCGCGAGCGGGATCTGCGTGGTGTTCAGCAGCGCCGCCGCCGGGACGAACCCCAGATACCAAAGGAAGCCCATGCTTCGCAAGATGGCGAAATCCGGCCTCGGGTCGAGCCGATACGCCAGGTGCTCCTCGACGAATTTGGCAATATCCTCCCGCTTCCCGAGCGCCCGTTTCGACCCTCCCTGCTGATACATGCCTTCGGCGGACTCCTTCAGGTCCTTCGCCTCCTGCTGCGCTGCCTCCTGGAACTTAATCCTTCCGAAGAAGTGAGCACCGTGGAAGAAGAAGTTCGCATAGCCTCGCATGAAATCCTTCGACGACCCCGCCACCAGATTCTGAGACGAGAACCTGTGCTTGAACGACTGGGTGGGGTGCAGCTCAAACTTGAGTTCGTCCATCGCCGCCTGCTGCGACGGCGAGAGCACCAGCTTCTGCTCAATCAGCTCCAGCATCCCCGGCGGAAGGCCCACGAGAGGCCTCACATCCTTCACCCTATAGCTCGGCGTTACGGTGCCGCCGGGTGGCTTCTGCTGCTCCAACTGCACCATCGCCGCGTTCCGCTTCCGCCGCGTATCGAACGATTCGCGATGGATGATCTTCCCAGTCGAGTCCCGCATGATCGCGAGCCAGTTGCCGAACTGCATCCCCGGCACGAAGGGCTTTTTCAGGATATTGTTGATCTGCACGTCGATATCGTGGTAGGCCACCTGCCTTCGCAGCGGATCCGCGATCTTCCTCGCCTTGCTCCGCAGCTCCGTCCGATAGTCCACGATGACCTGCTTGTAGGAAGCCATGACGTCCGCGAAAGCCTGCTGCCCCAGCTTATTGACGCCATGCTTCGCCGCCAAGGCATCCAGCTCGAGCGGCGTGGGCATCCTCTCCACGCCCTGCTGCTGCTCCTGAGGTGTCAGGTAGCGCATGTTGCGGTAATCGTCGATCATTCTGCTGATCGAATCCTGCTGGTTGAGGTCGCCCGCGTTCTTCCATCCCTTCAACACCCGCGTCCCGGTGTCGACCATGTTGCTGATAGCGAGATCCCACTGTTGGATAATTTCGCCGTAACGCGTGAGCGGTCCCAGATGGAGGTTCGCCGCCACCAGATGTGGAAGCCCCACCCCATACTGATAGACCTTATTGAAGTAGTCGGCGTAAGCGGCGAGCGCCTTGCCCTGCTGCTGCGCCCCCGAGGGGAGCGGAACGCCGTCCAGCGCCGTCCGAATATCCTGCCCCATACTCGTCTGAGGCACCGCCTTCATGGTGGCACCGTCGGCGTCCATTGCGCGTTGATTCGCAGCTTGCGAAGCAGCGTCTGCCCCCGCATGGATCTCCATGCGCTGATTCTCGACCTTCCGCATGACCCACGAGAGGTAGTCCTCGACGGCGACATTCGGCTCCGCCGTCCCGAAGCGCCGCCGGAACGCCGTATAGCTCTCTCGCAGCTTCGTCGCCAGACTCTTGAAGTATTTGTCGATGACCGTGAGCGCCTTCTCGTTGGTCGTAAACCAGCGCGCAATCTGCTCCGCCTGATACTCGTCCTGCGAGAGCCAATAACGCCGCTTCTCAGGATCCACATTCCCGAGATTAACATCACCTACCCATCGCTCTCCCTGTTTCCCTCTCTGATGCCGCAGACTCGTCTGATCGCGACGAATCGTGTTTGCAATCACGAAGTTGTCCCGCGTGGCGAGCGTGTTGTTCCAGGACTGGCTAGGATCCGCCTCCCGTTCCGCCTTCCACGCCTCAAAGTGCGATGAAAGTGCCAACTTGATCTTCAGCGGCGCACCCGCAAGGTGCTCGAGGTCGATGATATGGGCGAATTCATGCGAATAGGTCGCGTAAAGCTCTTGCGCGTCGAGGTGCCGCCGCGGCGAGATCGTGATCGTCGCCTTTATCAGCTTTCCCGTCTTGCTGTTGACCAGCACCTTGCCGTTCGTGGGGTCGCGACTGAGCCATGACACCTCTCCCGGCTTCGTCTTCCCCTCATGGTAGAAGCGGGGATCATCCGTCATCCGCACCTCGATCGGAATATGATCGAGCCCGAACTTGACCTGCATCACTTCCGTGAACTGCACCAGCGCCCGCGCTGCCTGTTCGAATTCCTGTTGCCGGGCATCCGGCACCACCGCGATGCTGCTATCCTTCGACAGGAACGAGGTCCCCTTCGGCCCCTCCATGACCTGCGAGAATAACGGCACCCCCTTCCTCACCTCCGTCTGCATCTCCGGCGTGATCCTGACGCCTCCCCACGTCAAGTGCGTCGTCGTCCCGAGAGGGGTAATGTCGGGAACCTCGAACCGGAAGGCCTCCAGCGTCCCGCCGAGCTTCGTTCCCCACTTCGCATACGCGGACGGAATCTTCTTCCCATAGAGGTTCTGGAAATGCGCATCGAGGCCCGGATTCGTCGCTCCTCCCCACTCCGCACTCACCTGCTCTGGGGGCGCGAACATGATTCCATCATAACCCTCGTCGGCTGCCATTCGTAACAGCCGCTTCACAATAATCTCATGCCATTGCGCCTTGAACGGCACATCCGCGACCCCGCCTTCGAGCTTCTTTATCTTTGCTTTTGCGGCGTCCCGGTCCGCCCCAATCGCGAGCCAGTCTCGATGGCTCTCATCAACCGCCCTAATCTCCTCCTGTCGCCACGCAACCTCCCTCTCCAACGTCTTCCAAGCAGGATGTGACGTCTCCATCCGGTTCTGCTGCTTATAAAGCTCCTTCAGCTCCTCTCGCCTCCGCTCTGCGAACTTAAGATCCACCGCTGCCGCGTCCTTGTACTCCTTATCGAACTTCTCAAATTCGGCCTTCGCAGCGGCGAGCGCCTTCGGATCCTGATAGCCCTCCACCGCTCCCTTCTGCTTCGTATCATCCTGGATGCTGCGGATCGCGAGAATCTTATTCCCATTAACGTCCCTCGCATCATACGCCTGCCCCCAACCGATCTTATTCACAAGGTCCGTGAAGTGCTTGGTGCTGTAGACGTCCATCCGCGGCCCTCCGGCCGGCGCCGGAGCGGCAGCGCCCCGCTGCTGCGGACGGAATATCGCAAGATCCCCACCCCCCTCCTCCCGAACCGTGTATGCATCCTGGAGCGCCATCTGCCGATCAGTCCCGCTCCCACGGAGCTGTCCCTCATCATCATAGACGTGCCACCGTCCGTTCGGCTCCAGTTGGGCGTTCCAATCCTTCGGAAGCTGTATCGGCTTTTCACCTTGCCCGAAGGCGGGCAATTTCAGCACCACCTCCCTCGGATTCGTCATCCCCATCTTCGGCATATAGCTATCATATCGCGCGAGGCGATTCGGATTGACCTTCCTCTCAATGAAGATCTGCGCCTGCGATTTCGTCGGCTCCGGCCTCCCTTCAATGAAGCCGTCCGGATTCACTGCATAGAAGTTATAACCGGCGACCCGGCTCCCCGCCCTCACGACCTGCCACCCCGGTGCCTCCGCATAGTCCATCTCCCACGCCTGAATGACCGGATAGCTATACCGCTCCTGGAAGCGGATCGTCCCCGGCTCCCACACCTTCAGGAGGTTAGCCTCAATCGGGAAGTCCGGAAAGAGCTGATTGTCCCCCGGCGGCTGAATCGGCTTCCACTTGAACGCCATCTTGTTCCCATAAACGACGGTTTCCACCGTTACGGCCCGTTCCGTCATATGCGTTATCAGATCATCCTTCGAGATCTGTCCGCTCCCCTGACTGTCCAGCCATTCCTTAACGCCGAGCCACTCCAACTCCTCCTTCTTCACGCCCGGCCCCTGCATCGCCCGCCAGAAGCTGTCCGCCGTCCCCGTGCCCGGCAGTTCCTGCCTGGCATGTTCGACGGCTGCCGAGTAGTACCACTCCGGCCTCTCCGAAATTACCGGCCTGTGCGGAGCCGCCTTCGGCGCCTCTGCCTCTGCGGCCTTCTGCTCCTGCTTCGCGGGCCGCTTCATATCTCCAAGGCGCTTCCGCGCTTCGATAATATCGAACTGGAGTTCGCCGTATCGGGGCTCCCCCTCCTTCCCCTGCTTCTTCAGCTCCCGGCCTTCGTTGACCATCGCCTGAATCTTCGCCTGGAGCTGGGCGGCCCCATCGGGCTCCATTCCCTCGCTCGCCTTCGGCGCAGCCTGTGCAGCAGGGGCCTCGGGCTCCACCGTCTCGGAAGGCGAGGTCTTTGACACTGGTCCCGTACGACCCCTGCTGCTGAAATCCTGATCCTGAGCGAACCCAACCTTGGCATCCGCCTCCGTCCA